TTACCGTTTGGTTTGCACTTTTTTCCGAGGCGAGTTTGCACTTTTCGTCGGGTTTTGTTCGCCTTTAACGCGCTGAGATTCAGCGTTCGTTCCGAGCAGCTCGCGTCCGCGCCCACGCGCTTCGTCGACGCGGCGCACTGATGGAACATTCACCGGGTTGTAGGTCTTCCGCAGGCGCGTCGACGCGCTGATGGTGTTCGCCATCTTGTTCGAGAGGTCGGTGTCTGTTGCACCGCCCGCGTCGGCCTCCACGGCGCCGGAGCGGCGCATATCGGCAATCGTGCGCTCCTCGGCCGGATTGATCGCAACGCGCACCAGGCGGAAGTCCTTCGCCAGCGTGTCCTTCGTATAGGGCTGTGGCTGCCAGCGCCTACCGCCCCTAGGCCCTGGCTCGGTGCCTGGCGTGTGGAATATCTGATCGCTCGGGAGCAGCTTTATGCCCCTTTGCTCCAGTTCGGCGACGTACACCCGCAGGAGAGCCTCCGACCACCGCGTCATGGTCCCGGCGGCTGCGCGGCCGGTCTTCGCGCGATCGAGGAAGAACATCGCCCCATTGTCGTCGCCTACCATCTGCTCCAGCGACAGGGTGCGGGCGTCGATCGGAGAGAGCATCGTGTCCCACCCAACCGCCAGGCAGGCAGCGAGGCCCTTGAAGCCCAGGCGCCAAGCCCGCTGGACGTGGATCACTACCTCGCGGTGGCTCCACACGGCCTGGCGCGGCTGAGGCGCGTTGTTGGCAAATAGGAGGGACGGATCGTTCTCCTTGGTCACGCCCGCGTAGTGGGCTCCCAGGCTGGGCAGCTTCTTCCAGAGCGCGCGGAACACCTTCACCATGCGGTGAGCCTCGGTCTCGGAAACCTTCTCGAGCACCCTATTGCGAAGCGTCATCATCTGCTCAGGCGTGATGTCGAGAGGCGGCATGACGGCAAAGGCGTGGCCGAGCCATCGCCACGCGCGCGGCCAGTCGTCTCGGCTCGCCTGCTCGGCAGTCCATTCGATGCTCTTAGCCTTGCGCGCCTGCGCGCGCATGTTCATCACACGCACGTAGGCATGCCCAAGCGTCCCTGGCGGGAAGTAGGGCCCTTTGGGCGCTTCCTCTCCGCCGCGACGATAGCGATCCCACTCCTCGTTGAAGCGGATGGCTTCAGCCTTTGCACGATCGTAGTCCTTGCCCAATGCTCGCGTCGCAAAGCCGGCCTCGCGCATCGACTTCGTCGCGCGCCAGTACCAGGAGCCCTTGACGGGCATCAGGTATCGAACCTTGTCATGTCCCATCGGGCTACAGCTCGTTGATGCGTGCCATCACCTGCGCGTGAGACTGCTTGTTCGCACGTTGTGCGGTCAACCGGAACAAGTGTGGATAGCGGGCGCGACGCCACTCGTCGATCGCCTCCATGCAGAACATACCGGTAGTCGGATCGGGCTCGGGGAAGCCGCGCGAAATCAACTCGGGCAGCTTGATCTCGAACTCCGCTTCCGAAAGGTGCAGGCGTCGTGCCGCCTTCTCGGGCGGGACGTCGCCGGGATCAACGCGAAACTTGATTGACGTCATTGGTCTGTTCTTCCTTGCCCCGCCTCGCGATCGGCCTTCGCGATCATCGCGTCGACTTCGAAGCGTGTCGGGCACTCATCGCATCCCTCCTGCTCCCCGCACGAGCAGGTCTCTCGCGTGTGAACGTCCCGCGGGAATGCGCGGCAGAGCGCGGCGATCAATTGGCGTTCGCCAGGATCATCGCCTCGTCGCTCCAACCACCAATCGTCGCGGGCGGCGCTGATCACGGCTTCGAGCTCGGGCGTCATCTTCATTGGTCAATCTCCCGGTTGGGTTTTGCGCCGCGCGTGAACGGCACCAGCTCGGTGTCGCCGCGCAAGTAGAGTGGATGGCGGGGAGCGCCGTCTTTCGTGTAGCCAAGGCAGTGGAGGTCACAGCCGGCGGCCTCCAGCGCGCCGACCACAATCGAGGCGCAGTGCTCCAGCTTTTTGTGCAGCGCTCCGTAGCAAACGATGATGCGGTCGGCGCGAGCCGCGAACCGTAGGATGGTGTCCAGGTTGCGATCGCTGCGCGGCTCGACCTTCAGCAGTTCGCTCGGTTTGGTCGCGCGGTAGTCCGCGACGTTGCACTTGACGTAGCCGTTCACCTGGAGGTGGCGCCGGCTGTAGAGGCACTCGCGCCGCACCGTCGGATCGTCCACATGCTTCGCGGCGGTCGACGGGTTCATCCCGATCCAGAGCGCGAACGGCCCGCGCTGGTCGCCCCACCAGCGCGAGAGCCAGAGCCGGTATTGATTGTTGTCGCCGTAGAACTCGGCATCGCCGACCACGCCTGGCTCAAGGCTAAGCATCACCTTGCCGCCGGGGTCGTGTGCGAGATGGCGCGGGAGCACAGCGAAGGGGAGTTCGCTCATGCCGCCCCCCTTGCGATCGCGCGCGCGCAGGAGCGGATCGACGGCAGGAAACGCGACTTCACCTTGGTCCCAGCGTGGACGGTGACCACGCCTTTCCCGGCCTCGCCCTCGCAGTGAACGCGGACATGGCGCGCACCGTTCTTGATCTCGATCACTTTCAAGCCTTCCTCTTCGATGATGCTCAGTGCATCGCGCAGGTTCTTGTTCATGCTGCGCGCCCCAGGGCTGCGAGCAGCACCTCCCGCGGGATGCTGAACAGCGCTTGCTGTCCGCGGTACGGGATCGGCTCTGGAAATCGGGAATAGTCGCCGCGCAGCCAACCGAAGCGGCGAGGTGAGAAGTCGCCGCAGTAGTAGTCGTCGTCGCACTGTTTGAGCTCGTCGGTCTCCGCCCAAATCTCCTCAGTGCGCCGGCAATCAAGGAGCTCAACAACGCCGAGAATGGCGCCGCGCGGTAGCGACTCGTACCAACCCTTTCCGAACTCGCCTTCCAGGATCACCCCAAGCGGCGACTCCGGATCAACGCGCTCGATGCGCTTGGCCGCGTGCACCACGAGCGGCCCGCGATGTTTGGTCGCCCAGTGCCGGGTCTCGTGCAGCTTGCGCGGCGAGAGCCAGAGCGAGGCCCATGGTTGCCACAGGGAGATTGCTCGCACGGTGCTCATGCCACCCTCCGTTCGATCTTGTTGCCGTAGTAGGTCGGGACCGTCTCTGCCCTGATGGCGTAGAGCTCGACGTCCTGGACGTCGTAGCTGTCGGGGTCCTTGGCCGGCTTGCGGACGTAAATGATGCCGTCGCCGACGTGACCACTGACGATCGCGTATTCGCCGCCCTCGCAATCGTAGTGCTCGGCATATTTCTCCGCCGCAGTCTCGGCGTCGTAGGCGTGCATGGTCGTCCACTCCGCGTCCCGCCAGTCTTCCCAAGCGGCGCGGCACTCCCACTTCGGTGGGCAGACGTGTTTATCGAAGACCCATCGGCGGCAGGTCGTGCATTCATAGAGCCTGGTCATTGCGGCACCGCCGGCGGCGGGTAGAGCTCGATCAGCTCATTGAGCGACATCGCGAACTCGTCCGGCTTGAGCTTGTGTGCGGCGAATACGTCTTCCTTTCGCCGCAACTCGCGCCCGCAGTGGCGCACTGGCGCGTCCGGCCATTTGCTCGGGCTCGGCTTGTTGCCGACGCCGCGCGTCCAAACGAAATGCGGTTCCTCTTCCATCACGCCGCCGCCGCGAACATGTCGATCGTGTGAGGGCAGCGCTCCTGCGGCGGCTCGCTCGTCTCGGTCGTGAACGCGGTGCAGCGCGGACCTTTGACGTCGTCGGTCACCCACTCTCTCGGATAATTCTGGTGTGAGCGGTCGAAGGCGTAAGCCATCGCCAGGATCGGACAGCCGTCGTTGCTATCAGGATTGTCGCGGAACGCGGCATCGCGCGAGCACTGCGCGCAAAACTGGTTCTCGAAATGCTCGCCCTCCGATCCGTTAGATGGGCGGTAGGAGCGAACCGTACTCTGGGTCTCTGGCATTCGTTTTCTCCGTGGTAGGGATGGTGATGGTCGCTTCTTTTTTCGGGCTCAGCGCGGCTTTACGCGCCGCACAGGCATCAACAATCCGCTTGTAGGGTGGGGTGTTGGGATAGACGCCGTGCTTGGATCGGTTGGCCGTCTCGCCTCGAAACCAGGTCTCAAGGTCTGCGACGGTGAGGGCGATCGCAGCGGCTTGCACGGCCAGCGCGGTGTAGGCGTTGCGCGCTTCGTTGGTCTTCTTCTCGGCCTCCGCACGCCGCATCTTCAGCACGCGCTTGGCGTTCCACTTCGTGTCGTCGTCGAGGTCGGACTTCTCGATGATCCAGAGCAGGTAGTCCTGCGGCAGGTCGACCCACGGCTCGCCGCGATGCTTCTTTCCGAACCTCACCGTCTTGAAGATCGGCGGCTCCATCGTCCATGCGAGCATGTCCTCGACACTCGCGTGCCTTAGGAGCTCCAGGAGAATGTTCGCCGTGACAATGGTGTCGGGTCCTGCGCGGTGCGGAGCGCCAGGTGAAAGCTGGAGGCCAAGCACGTAACGAAGCACCTGATTGGAGTGACCGGGGGCATCCGGCCACACTCGCAGGCCCGACTTGAAGGTGCAGAGCCAGCGCGCGCCGGGAACGTAGGGCGCTAGGAAACCCTGCTCGAACTGTGAATTGTGAGCGACATAGATCATGTCGCGGTAGTCAGTCCCGAGGAACAACGGGACAATCTCGCGCGCCTCTGGGGCGTCTGCCACGTCGGCATCGGTGATGTGGTGGACAGCCATCGCCTCGGGCGGGATCGGGTGAGGCGGCTTGACCAGCGAACTGTACTCAGTAGCAAGTTGGCGGTCGACGACGTCCGTGCAGGCGATCTCCACGATCGCGTGCTGCTCCGGGTCAATGCCGGTAGTTTCGATGTCGCAAACGCGAAAGACGGTCATGGAGTCGTGTCCCGAGAGATTTGAGAGGCGGGACCGGAGCCAAGTTTATCGGCCCCGCCTCTCGATTGAGGTTTGGCAGAGGGGTAGTCCGCCGCGCCTCAAACTCTCATGGGCATGAGCACGTAGGTCGCACCGCTGTCGCCGACCGGAGCGATGATGGTGGGCGAGCCCGGATCAGCCAGTTTGAGCTCGATCCGATCCGCGTCGATCTCACTGCAAATCTCGGCGAGGTAGCGAGAGTTGAATCCGATCTCCATCGGGTCGGAAACGTATTCGGCGTCGAGTTCGTCTGACGAGGTGCCGGTGTCCGAGTTCGCCATCGAGAGCACCACGGCCCCGTCACCCATCGAGAGCTTCATGGCCGGGCTGCGCTCGGTCTTGATCGCCGACACTCTCGCGATGGCATCGACAAAGTCCTGTCGTGCAACGCTCAGCGGCTTATCGTTCCCCAGCGGGACGACGCGCATGTAGTCGGGGAACTGCCCATCGATCAGCTTGGACGTGAGCTTGGTCGTCTCGGTTTCAAACGTGATCTTGGACGTCGACACCTCGACCGTGACGCTGTCGGCGGTATCGCAGAGCGCGATCACCTGGGTCACCGTCCGGCGCGGGACGATCACGCCGGGCATAGCGTGCGAACCCTCGGGCCCATCCACATCGATCATCGCAAGGCGATGGCCGTCGGTTGCGCACGCGCGCAGGACCGACGCATTGTCGCGCGCGATCGGGTGCAGGTAGGTGCCGCAGAGATAGTAGCGCGTCGCCTCGTCCGAGATCGCGAACTCTGTCTTGCTGAACAGCCCAGTCAAGTGATCGGACGTAATCACAAATGTGGCGTCGAACTTCCCGACATTGAGCGAGGGGAAGTCAGTCGCCGGGATGGTGTTGAGCTTGAAGCGCGAGCGCCCAGACTTCACGATCAGGGTGTCGCCGCCCTTCTCGACCTCCATGCTGATCTTGTCGCTCGCACCGACCTTGGAGGCGATGTCGCGCAAAATCTCGCAGGCCACCGTGATCTGACCGGGCTTCGACACTTCGGCCGGCGCTACAGTGCGGCACTCAATGTCAAGATCGGTTCCGGTGATGGAGAGTTGTTCGCCGCTCGCAGCGAGGAGCACGTTGGCGAGGATGGGGATTGTTGCCTTGCGCTCGACCGAGCCGCGAACTGCGTTGACGGCTTTGAGGAGCGCGGAGCGCTCGATTGATAGCTTCATTGGATTCTCCGTTGATCTTTGTGGTAGGGACGTCGTTACTTTTTGTTGGCGGATGGATACTTACAGGCCGGCGCTTCCAGTCAAGTAAAAATGGCGGCCACTCACATAAATACTAGGTAGGTTCGCGGATATGCTCGAAGGGGCGGCCCTCGACCATCGGTGGATACTTGCGCGTCCCGACGATCGCGATCTTGCGATCGAGGGCATCCCGGAAGGCGGCCTCGTCGAACCCGGCATCCGCTGCCATCCGCTTCGCGCAGGCCATCACGACACAGCAAGCGTGGAGCGTGCGAGGGAAGTGACACAGCAGGGCGAGCGCTTCTTCCAGATCAGTGACCGGCTGGACGTCGTCGAACTGGTCGACCTGGGTGAACATCTCCACGATCTCGTCGTTCGATGCCCCGCCGCGCCAAGCCGCGTCGATCGCGAGAATGAAGACGTCGGCGTACTCGATGACGTCGCTCGGATCGACTCGGATCTCGTCGAGCTCTTTGCGGATGTGGGCGACGATCCCCTCGACGCGGCCGCCGACGTTGACGGTGGGACCTCCGACACGGAGCAACGTCTCGCGTGCGGCATCAATGGATTCCTTCAGGTCGCTCATCATGCTCTCCGTTGGCTGGTAGGGAATGGCCGCCGCTCTTTCGAGAATGGTCGGCTCGCTATCTTCCGCGTTCGCTTGCGGATTGGTTCGACCGGAACCTCGGCGCCGATCTGCTTCGCCTCCATCCGCGCTTGGTGCGCGGCCTGGGTTCGCTTGATCCCGCGCGTGCGGGCGGCTTCGCCCACATCACTCCCGCGCGTGGTCACTGTCTTCTCTGCTCCCGCCTTTCGGCCCGTCGTCTTCTCCAGGTGTTCGGCCTTGCGGCTCGCGACGATGAACTTCGGATCGTTCTGCGGTGGGATGAAATCGCCGGCCTCGGTGTCGTAGTCGCGATTGACCAGGGCCGGCGAGTGATCGAACTCCAGCTCCACGTCGTCCTCAAACCGTTCGCCGCCCGTGTCCTTGCACTCCTGGCGGATCAGCACCGCGAGCTTGACGTAGACGGGGACCGCCTTGCGGTAGTCGCTGACTTTGAACGTCCCGGCGGGCAGGATCATTTGCCCCTCTTCACCGGCGAGAAGCCGAGCAGCTTGGTCTTGCGTTTCGCTCGCTTCGGCGGGTTCTTGATCGTGCGCTCCACGTCGTTGACCCTCATGCGGTCGAGGCGCCGGCGTTGTTCGGGCGTCACCGCTGGGCGGCGCAGGAACTCGGGCATGTCAGGCCATGCATCGGCGTTGCTCATGGCGCTCACTCCGCTTCTTGCTGGAGGGGAGGGCGGCCGACACCCTTCGCTGCGGTGACCTTGCGCAGGATGGATGGCGGGTGCTTCGAGCCGTCGACGAAGACCGAGCGCTTGACCTCGATCATCACCAGATCGCCCTTCGCGGCGTTCTCGTGGATACCCTTGGCTCGCGCTCTTGCCGCTGCGTTGCGGAAGTGAGGCACACCGCCGATCACCTTGGACGTCGAGACGAGATGGATGTACCGCTTACGGGCGGCCTTCCGGGTCCTAATGTTGCTGCGCAGGAAGTCGACGATGTTCATGGTTGCTCCGGTGCGTGGTAGGGAAGTGGCGCTGCGGAGCCAGTCTTTGCCGGCTCTCTTTCAGCAACTCGTCGATATCGACCTTGAAATGCAGCCGGATGAGCTCCATCGCCTGGTCGAAGTATTCTTTGAAGGCGCCCTGATCCATCGCGTTGAAGCCGGTGGATTGGACGTACTCACACTCGACGCCGAAGAAATCGAAGTAGGTCTCGACATAGCCGAGCGCCTTTTTGATATTCCGGTGGACCACCTCCGCTCTCGTCCACACCTCGTTGTTCTCTGCAACGATGCCCAGCGCGACCCAATAGAGTCGGTGTTGCTTGATCGACCGTTCCTGCCACAGCTTCGCCTCGATGACGTGGCCGACGCCGTACCTGCACAGCTTCTCCAGGTCGTACTGAGTGGCAGGGACCAGCGCGTGCTGCGGCGTGTGCAGCAACAGCAGCTTGGGTGTCTCGACATCGACCTTCATCGGAAGACCTTCGGTGCGAGGATGCCGATGGCGCAGGCTGCGAGCGTCGTGAGCACGACGGTCAGCAGAGGCGCCGCGATCAGGATGCGGATGACGGGGCGACTCCACTGAGCCGCCCCGTGCGCATAAGCCGGGAGGAGGGCCAGGCTCACGCGACTTTTTCCGTTTGCTGGACGGACTTGATGACGCCGTCTACTTCCTTGCGGAGCATCAGCGCCTCGTCTTTGTGGACCTTCCAGAACCGCGCCATGCCTTCTCGGTTGCGGACCAGGATGGTGTCGATCTCCTCGGCGGACTTGCCCTCGCGCAGGACCTTGCAGACGTGGTCGGAGAACTTGCCGGCGGGGACGAAGATCAGCTCGCCCTCGTTCGTGACCCATGGGTACTCGTCGGTTGACATCGAGATGGCTTTCGCCCTGCGCTCCTCGCGCTCCATGTCGACCATCTCGGAAGCGGTCAGATCGGCAACGCGCGCCCGGTCCATCTCTTCCTCGGCGTAGACACCGGAGAACGTCTCTGGCCAACCGCCGCGAAGTCCCTGCATCCGGGCGCACTTGGCGATCTGGTTGCGGCCCATCTTCGCCCAGAGCCCGCTGTCATCGAGCTTCTGGAAGTCCTCGACCTTGCAGCCTTCCTTGATTTGCTTGCGCTTCTTCGGCCTGCCGGTGTCTTCGTAGACCTCTCCGGTGGGGACCCACTCGAAGACGCGATCGTCCGTCTTGATCGGTGCGAACTCGTCCCAGTAGGCGGTGCCGTTGACCGGCCACCACTTGTCCGACTTCGAGTCCTGCTTCCACAGCGTCACCGTCGCCTTCACGATGCCGAGCGGATTGACCGGGCTCTTGAGGTTCTCGTCGTACTCGTAGACCGCCTCGGTCTCCTCCGGCCGGTAGTCGCCGCAGCGCGAGGCCATCACGCGCAGACCGTCCTGCGTCGTGATGATGGTCATCTGACGTTTCGCCGGCTTGTCCTTGTTGAAGACGACGGCGATCGCCTGTCGCGAGAACGGATCGAGTCCCTTCACCTTGCAGTATTCGATGAACAGGTCGAACTCGTCGTTGTTGGTGTCCTTCGCTACTGTGCGCTTGATGGTGTCAAGCTGGCGGGAGCTCCAGGCGATGCTTGGAAGCGCGACGGCCGCACCGTGGCTGAAACGTGCAATCTCGTTCATGGCTCACTTCCTGGTGATGGTGAGGGACGGACCGCCGATTTCGAGATGGCAGCCTGGGATGGGAGACGTGCTCGCGAGGATCGCTGCGAGCGCTTCGCACTGCGCGTCCGGGTCGTTGAGCATCACAGCATCGATGATCCGGGCGTTGACCGTCTCCGCCTGGGGCAGCTTGTTCGAGAGCCGGAGCAGGGCTTCGCTGCGCGAATACGCATCCCTGATCTTGAGCGCTTCCTCGACCGCCTTCTTGTGCTCGCGTAGCGCTGCGCCGAGCGTGGTCTTGTCGAGGGTCGGCTCCGCTCGCTTCCAGTAGTCGACGGGGATTTTGCTCTCGTCGTCAGTCGCGACCTTCGCCGATCCCCTGCCGAGCGAGAGTGTGCCGAGCGCGGTCTCCTTCTTCTTCCAACCAGCGACCGTCATCGCCTGCTCAATCAGGCCGCGACGCGCCTCCTTGCGTTTCTCGTACCGCTTGCGACGGGCGCTCAGCTCGTCCTCGCGCTTCCTGATGCCCTCGATCAGGATCAGGTCTTCGTCTTCGGCCGCGATCGCGCGTTCGAGCTCAACATCGAGGCTCGTCTCACCCTCGAACGTGTCCTGTATCGCGCGGCGATCATCCTCGCTCAGCTCTTGCCCGATCGCTTCGGCGCTCTCGCCGGCAACGAGTAGTGCGATCTGGAGCCGCAATTGCTTGGCGGCCTCCACCTGCCTGTGCAGGTCGTCTGGTCTCTGTGTCATGCGTTTCTCCGTTGATTCTCCGTGGTAGGGAGCTGGGAGAGATCGACGATCAGCTCGCCGTCTCGAATTTGATGGGAGAGCTCAACGGGCTCAGCGGGAACGTCGCGCGCGAGAAACGCGCCTCGGATGTTGACGCTGACCTGGTTCCCGAAAGCAGTGGCCTTGCCGCCGAAGTCGGCGTGCGTCGCGCGCAGCACCATCCGCGTCTGCTCGAGCTCCACACAGAAACGGCCGCCCGGCTTGAGGCCGATGCAGGCTGCTACGTCTTTGCTCAGGACGAAGGTGATGACGAGCGCGCCGTTCGCCTTGGCGAGCACGCGCCGTTGATAGGCCGGGCGACCTGGGCCGCTCGTATAGGGAGAGAGTGTGGTAGGGAGCACAATGCATTCCTCTTTTGAGGTTGCATCGACGCTAAAGCGGAAAAATATCCGCGTCAATAAAAAAGCGGATTAATCACCCACAAAACAAACTTGGCAGGGTGGATAAGCACGCCTCCACACATTCGTTGCTGCAAAGGTACTGCGAGCCGGCAAACAGGAGAGGACCGATCATGTGGAACGCTTCGACCCTAGTGAGCCAGAGGTGATTTTGGTAGTGCGCGAGACCTGCGTGCGGCCGGTCCATGAGAATTTTAACGCGAGTGTGGCCTGGCCAGATATTGACAACAGTCCCGCGTTCGCCGGTTTGGATATGGTACCAAGGGAAACGATCGAACGATTGCGCAAACACAACGCGCATGCCGACACGAGACCACATCGACGCCCCCCAGCTTTCAGGCGGTATTATATTCGCGTAAACAGCGGAGACTTATCCGGTTGCCCTCGTGGTCCGCAACTAAAATTTGTACGTATACGAACTAATTCTCGCCTAATTTCCGCGTGGCACGGAGCGATAGATGCCACACACGACGGCAGTGACTGAAATCTCCGCTGCTCCGACTTTAGTCACACGGCCTTCGTCTCGCAGTGAGACGCGCTCGGTCGTCGACGCGAAGCGATCATCCGTCGATTCATAGGTGAGCTCGCCAGTACCGTTTCGCTGCAGATGCAGTCGACGCGCCGTGATTTCTCTCAGGGAGCCGCCGACTTGAACGCTCCAGGCCAAAACCAAATCGTTGTTCTGAAGTCGCAGGTTCGCCCGCCGCACGTCGATGCAAATGACGGCGTCGCCATCTGCGGCGTATCGGTTGAACGATGAGCCGCGCATGATCAGCGCAAATTGCGCTGACTGCGAATACATGGGGTCTGGAGGGACCAAATAAGGCAGGCGCGGCGGGTCGACCAAGTGCTTGTCTGCCGCAATCCACACGCCAGCGGCTATCTCTCCCACCACCTCGAGGAAGGGCGCACGCGGTGCAATCTCGTCGGCGTCGAGAGACTCCGGCCCTTCGCCAGTCATCAACCATTCAGGTGTCGTGTGCAGGGGTGCCGCGAGCGCGCGGATAGTTCTGGACTGCACCCCCTCTTGTTTGCCGTCCTTCAAGCCGCGGCGCATGCTTCGGATTGCGTCACGAGACAGCCCTGCCTCGAGACTGGCGGCGTGGTCACTAAGTCCGACCACCTTCTGTCGCGATTCGATTCTCGCAAGGATATCCGCCAGTTGCATCGCATATGGCGTGTTCTTGTCGCTGGTCATGACTAAATCCGCGCCCCCAAAATTTCAGACCGGGACCCCTTCCGGCGCATGTCTAACACTTGTCACCCATGGAAAAAACCCCATTGGTGCGGTTAAAAGACCTTTCCGGTTGACAAAGCGGAAAAATAACCGCATACACCGCGTCCCTGAGTTCGGAGAGGCAACCATGTCAAACGGAAATGGTTCCAGTTCAGCCGCGGGAGAACAATTGCTTTCCCTCGTAGAGCGGGTCGAGCACCTCGAAGCGGAAATCAAAGACCTCAACGACGACAAGCGCGACATCTATCAGGAAGCCAAGGGCGCCGGATACGACGTCAAAGCGCTCAAGTCTGTCATCGCGTTTCGCCGTAAGGATGCTTCCGAGCGGGCCGAACAAGACGCGATCCTCGAAACCTACATGACTGCCATCCAGCAGGCGGAAATTCGTCGTGCTGGCGTTGGCACGGACCGTGCTACGCGCGCGTCCGCACGTGATGCCGGCGCGGGAGTTGCAGCATGAGCGGCACCGATCTACTGGCCGCGCCCATCGTTCCCTCATCGTGGCGCCTCCTTCAAATCCCAACCTCAACGATGAAGAGTATCCCCCAAGAGTTTTTGCAATGCAGCAAAGAGTCTTTGCTGTTGAAGCAAGGTGGGATCAGCAACCCCTCCGGCTACATGGACGAGGCGGTCCGCATGTCCCAGGAGATGGTGAAGATGGAAACCCGTTTCCCTGGCGACAAGGAGACCGCCATGCGCCGGTTGTCCGTGCGGCACCGATTGCCACCGACGTTGCTGTGGAATCTTGAGTATCGCCGTCCCAAAGGAATCTACTGGGACGTCTACGAGAATCTGCGCGCCGCGTATCGTTCCGAGTGCTCCCGTCATGCGCGGGCGCTCGATGAAAAAGTCTCGACCGCCTAAACGACGAGCCCTTCGAACTACGGCGTGGTCGGATAAACCGGCCACGCCGCCCTCCAAATAAAATCTAACAGAGACCCTACCACATGAACTTGAACACCGAGCCCAGCTCGGGCCGCGATCTCGTGCGCGGCTACCGAGATGTCAAAGCCCGTATGGCGGCGGCTGGTTCCGCCTTCACTGCGAAGAAAGACACTCAGGCCCCGCCGGCGAGCCGGGAACTGGCGACAGCGCCAGTCAAAGGCGCCATCACTCCGCTTCCCGCGACGCTCTCCCCGAGTATCCGGCATCATTGGCCGGCGATCGCTCGCCACCATACGGAGGACGTCTGCACGCGCCACGCCATCCCGGAACACGTCATCAAGGGCTATAGCAAGCGTCTCCCGGTCACGACCGCGCGTCAGGAGCTTATGTACCTGATCCGTCGCGACACCGGCTGGAGCCTGGCTCACATCGCGGGCTTCCTCAATCTCCTCGATCATTCCGGCGTTCATCGCGGCATCCAGTCCCACGTCAACCGCACTGGCTCGCCTCAACCGAAGCCGCTGTGTGCTGGAGCGCAGCGCTATGCGTGATCCCGCCATCATCGGCCTGCACGGTCGCGCCGGCTGCGGAAAGTCAGAGGTCGCCCGCTATCTCACGCGCATGCACGGCTTCAAGGTCGTGAAGTTCGCTGACCCGCTCAAGGACATGCTGCGCGCCATCGGGCTCACGGAGGACCAGATCGAAGGCTCGCTCAAGGATCAGTCGTGCAAGCTGCTTTGCGGCAAGAGCCCGCGCTTCGCGATGATCACGATCGGGACCGAGTGGGGCCGTGATCAAATCGGCGGGGACATCTGGACCAACATCTGGAATGCCCGCGTCGACTCGTTCTTTCGGTACTGGATCGTTGCCGACGACGTCCGCTTCCCCAACGAAGCAGAGGCGGTCCGCCAGCGCGCCGGCAAGATCATCCAGATCGTGAGGGACGGTACCACCACGGCTCACGCCAATCACGAAAGCGAGCGGCACGACATCCAGGGCGACTACGTCATTCACAACGATGGCTCGCTCAAGGATCTCTACGCCAGCGTCGATCTGATCCTTCACGACATCGACATGCCCTTCAAGCCGCCGCCCCCGATGGGGGAGCACGCGCACCGGAGGCTCTAAGTCGTGAGCCGCTTCTGGGGCGAACCCACCTTCGAGCCGGAAGGCAAGGAGGTGGCCAAGTTCGTCGAGGCGATCCGCAAGCTCACTGAAAAGCAAGGTGAAGACCGCTGTCTCCGGACGGCGACCTCCGCGGTCGAGGCGATCGTCCTCTTCATTGCTGACAGGCACGGACCGCGAGAAGCACTCGCGATCCTCGGCAGGCTCAACGATCAGATCACCAAAGGCAGTCAATGAGCGATCCTCGCATCCTCGGCATCGACCCCGGACTTGAAGGAGGGCTCGCGGTGTACGCGCCTGACACCAACGACGTCAGCGCAATCCGCGTCCCGGTGATCGGGGAGGGCTCCAAGCGCTACGTCGACGTCAACGCGATGTGGGCGTGGCTTCAGATGCAGCGACCGACCGAGGCCATCCTGGAGCGCGTCGGCGCAATGCCGGGGCAGGGCCTCTCCTCGACGTTTCGCTTCGGCGACGCCAACGGATCACTGCGCGCGACCGTCATGCTGTTCGGCATCCCACTCTTCAAGGCTGAGCCCCGCGTTTGGAAGAAGGCACTCGGCCTGACCAAGGACGGCGAGCTCAGCCGTCAGCGCGCGATCGAGATGTTTCCGCAGCGCGCTTCGCTGTTTGCTTTCAAGAAAGACCACAACCTCGCCGAGGCCGCGCTTCTCGCGTGGTACCGCGCCCGTCAAGCCAGGAGAGCGTTCGTATGAACATGCACGTCATGGTCGCGCCGCAGTACGCCACCCCGGTCCACAAGCCCGCCGGTCGCAACAATACGACCTGGACCGCCGAGCGGACCGAAATGCTTAAGGCGCTCATTTCCGAGGGCATCTCTTTCTCGCTGATCGCCGAGCGGATCAACGAGGAGCACGGTGGCGTACTGACGCGGAACGCCTGCATCGGCAAGGCGCACCGTCTCCTGCTCGTTGTCTCGCGCAAACCGAGAGAGGCACGTGTGCGTCGCTCCACTGCGCGTGCCTATGAGCGGCGTGTGCGGCCGGCTTTCTACGATGCAGTCGATGTCGCATCGCCGATGCCCGAGCTTAACTGCTCCATCATCGAGCTCTCCTCGATCAAATGTCATTTCCCGCTCGGAGATCCGCTCGAGGACGGCTTCGCTTTCTGCGGCAATGCGGCGGGTGAGGGCGAGTGCAAGCCCTACTGCACGTTCCATGCCCGCATCGCGTATCGCCATCCGAAGGCGAGGTGAGCGCTCGTGCCATTGGATTCCTCACTCGGCAATAAACGAGACAAGCTCGCCGCTCGCGGCGACGATCTCTATGAGACGCCGGCCGTCGCCGTCCACGCGCTCATGGGTGTCGAGCGCCTGCCACGGAAAATCTGGGAGCCCGCCTGTGGGCCTGGCGCCATCGTGCGCGTGCTACGCGACGCTGGACACACCGTCTATGCCAGCGATCTCCGCGACTACGGCTGCCCGGAATCGGAAGCCGGCTGTGATTTCCTGTTGGAGCGAAGGGCGTGGATGGGCGCCGAGGCGATCATCACCAATCCGCCGTTCAAGCTCGCAGCGCGCTTTGCTGAGAAGGCGATCGGGATGGTGCCGCGGGTCTACTTCCTCTTGCGCCTCGCGTTCCTGGAGGGTGGCAACAGCCGCTCAGAGGCAGGCCAAGCTCGCCGCTTCGCACTCGATGGCGGTCACCTCGCCCGCGTTTGGGTGTTCCGCAAGCGGCTCCCGATGATGCACCGCGCCGGCTGGGAAGGGCGGAAGGCAAACAGCGGTATGGCGTTCGCCTGGTTCGTCTGGGACCGCGAGCACCGCTGCGACCACTACGAGGTCCGCCGCGTCTCCTGGGAGGACCACACGCCAGCGGAGGCAGCATGATGGACCTCGTGGATCTCTGCGCCAGCTTGGAGCCGGTCCAGATGCCGGAGGGCATCCCCGAAGACGTGTGCAGTCTGTTCGAGCGTTTCGCCTTCGAGGTCCGCTCATCGGGTTTCAAGCACTACTCGTCCGACGCCATTCTTCATCGCATCCGATGGCACCGTCGGGTCGAGAGGGGTGATCGCGAGTTCAAGTGCAACGACCATTGGACGGCTCCGCTCGCCCGTTGGTTCGTCGCCAGCCACCTGCGCATGCGCGGCTTCTTCCCAATGCGTGAACGGAGGGCGGCATGAGCGAGGAGCGCCTTCCGTGGTTCCCATGCTATCCGACCAAGCTGCTCGGGGCGCTCTCCGCGATGACCGCAGAGGAAGGCTACACCTACGTCATCGCCATCTTGCGCATGTACGAGGTGGGCGGCCCGATCGCGGAGACGGCCCGTTCACTGGCTCTGCGCGCCCACCTTTCGGAAAGGAAAGTGGCGGCTGCGGTCGCCAGTCTGATCACGGCCGGCAAGCTCGCCACTACGGAAAACGGTCGCCTTTTTAACCCGGTCGCTGCGGAGGAAATTGCCACTCAAAAAACGCGCACGAAATCTCAATCCGATGGTGGCGTGGAGGGCGCTTCTCGTCGGTGGGGAAAAGCTAAGTCAAATCAACAAAACACCGATAGGCAACCTATAGCCAAGTTATCGCCTACCGATCAGGTAGCCAATGCTCCCCCAATGGCTTCCGATGCACACTTACACTTACATAAACAAGAACAAGAACAGAAAGAAACCCTCGCCTTATCCCCTCCCTCGCGGGAGGGGACGCCCGCCACGGATTTGTTGGGGGCGGCGAACCCGATCAACATCCCATCCAAGGCGAGGGCGGAACGCAAGCCGCGCAGCGTGGCGACCGCTTGGCCGGAAGGCTTCGCTCTTGACGACGCCCTGCGCGCCTTCGGGCAAGAGCGCGGCTTCGCCGATCCCGAACTCGATCGGATGTTCCTACGCTTTCGAGATCACCACACGGCGAAGGGCAATAGGTTCGTGGACTGGCGAGCGGCGTTCCGCACCTGGGTTGGCAACGAGGTCGAGTTCCGGTCGAGGCGACCACCTCCAGGCTCGGCGCCGAAGCGCTCCTTTCACATCTGAGGCGCCGCATGTCTGACACCCTGAGTGCGAGTGACATCCTCAACGAGTTCCACATCAACGCCCGACCACACCGAAACGGAAACCAGAAAGCCCTATGCCCCGAATGCTCACACAAACGAAAGCGCAAGCGAGAACCTTGCCTGTCCGTGCGGATCGATGGCGAGGGCGTGGTCTGGAATTGCTTCAACTGCGGCTGGACTGGAGGGCGGCGGTATGACGGTCAATCCAAGAGCTTTGGCGTGGTTCGAAGGCCGAGCGATCGACGTCGAGACCGTCCTACGTATGGGAGTCTTCAGCGGTCGGCTCGAGCGTCGTGGCGATGAAGCAAACCCCGAGAACGTGGTCGTCGCTGACGCGAACGGCGATATCCTCGTCTTTCCGTATCTCGAAGCCGGCCAGGAGGTAAACGCCAAGTATCGCGCCGCCGGCAAGCGGCTGTGGCAGAAGGTGGGCGGCAAGAAGACGCTCTACAACTCCGACGTCCTCGATGATCCCGCGCTCAAAACGGGCGAGGCTGCGCTGGTCTGGGTGGAGGGCGAGCCCGATTGCCTCGCAGTGATCCAGGCGGGTTATCCCTTCGTCGTCTCCGTGCCGGATGGTGCGCCGGCTGCGCGTGACAAGAACGGCAAGCCATTCCCTCCTGTGCCGCAGACTGCCGACGACATCGACCCCGAGCACGACGACAAGTACAGCTACATCTTCAACAATTGGGACCGGCTCAAGGAGATCAAGCGCCACATCCTGTTCACCGATGGTGACGAGCAGGGAGAGCGGCTCCGAGACGAAATCGCCCGCCGCCTCGGTCGCGTGCGCTGCTCGTTCGTTCGCTTCCCCGACCTCAAGGGCGAGAAGCCGGACGCCAACGAGGTGCTCAAGCAGCAAGGCGCCAGCGCCGTCTGCCGGTTGATCCATGACGCAGCGCCGTTCCCGGTGCGCGGCATCTATCACCTGCGCGACTTCCCGGACGCGCCACCGCCGACCGTCTACTCGACTGGCTTTGGCCGCCTCGACACGCCCGCTCATGCGCCCGGCCTGTGCTCGATCATGCTGGCGACCGGGATGTTCATGGTCGTGCTCGGTGCGCCCGGCTCTGGCAAGTCGACCTGGACGCTGCAAACCCTCTGCCAGACCGTGAAGCTCCATCACTGGAACGCCGGCATTGCGAGCTTCGAGATGCCGACTGTCCCCTACGTTCGCGACATCCTGCGCACGCACCACGCCGGCAAGGCTCGGCCGGATTGGTCATCGGATGATCGCGAGCTGGCGGACGAATGGATCAATCGGCACTTCGCGTTCTTCCACATCGATCCTCGAACCGAGGACGAAGACCCAACACTGGAATGGCTGATTGATCGCGCGGCCGATGCCGTCATTCGGGACGGCATCAAGGTGCTGCTCATCGATCCCTGGAACGAACTCGAACACTGTCGCCGAAAGGACGAGAACGAAACGCAGTACGCAAACCGCGCCATCCGCGCGCTCAAGCGCTTCGCCCATTCATACGACGTGCTCGTGATCGTCGTCGTCCACCCAACCAAGTCGGGCGGCATGAAGGAGAGCGGCGACATGTCCCTCTATGACGCAGACGGTTCCGCCGCCTGGGTCAATAAGCCCGACATTGGAATCGTCGTGGACCGAAACGAGACCCTCGGGGAGACCTTCATCCACGGGAAAAAGTTCCGCTTCAAGGCCCTCGGCAATCGAGGATCAACGTCGTTCAAGTTCGACCCTCACACTGAAACCTTCAGTCAATAAACGGAGACCTACCACATGGCTGCAATGAACAAAGTCATCCTGCTCGGCAATCTCGGCCAGGACCCCGAAGTCAAAGCTCTCGCCGACGGTGCGAAGCTCGCGACGCTCTCGATCGCCACCTCGGAAAGCTGGAAGGACAAGAGCACGGGCGAGCGCAAGGAGAAGACGCAGTGGCACCGCGTCGTCGTCTGGGCCGATGGCCTGGTGAAGGTCATCGAACAGTACCTCGCCAAGGGCGATCAGATCATGATCGTGGGCCAGCTCGAGACCCGCTCTTGGGAAGACCAGGGTGGTGGCAAACGCTACGCGACCGAGGTCGTGCTGCGGCCGTTCAAATCCGAGCTGCAAATCATCCGCTGCAAAGCCTGGGACCAAAACAAGGGCAATCGCCCGGCGGACGCCGGCACTCCTCCGCCGGCAGATGGTCCGCAGACGTCTCGTCGCGACGAGCTCGACGACGAAATCCCCTTCTGAGCTCTCACAAAAAACACACAACACAATCCCTACCACCACGGAGACATCGACCAATGAGCACCAAGAAAAAACCCACCACGGTCACCACTGCGGACGAGTTCAAGGTCTTCTTGCGTATGGCGAAGGCCGGCGATTACGCGATCTACCACCAAGGCAACCTCGCCGGCGACAAGAGTCTCGAGTTCTCCAACCTGCCCGGCGACCAGCGCATCGTGCTCCAGGCTCTCGCGGTCGAAGTGTGTCTGGCGCACGAACGCGGCGAGGTTTTCATGATCCAGGATCGCTCTCCCGACCTGATGGAGGCGATCTACCTTGTGCAGCGCTCCAGTGCGCGGCTCGAGCTATCGTTGCCGGCCGAAGACGATCTGGTGGTGTGATGGCAGGGGAGAAGGACTACCCCGAGATCCTGCACCTGGCTTTCAGGGATGCTCTCCAAGCTCTCGTCGCCGAGGGCAAGGAAAGGGTGAGACCCACCGATCTGGTCTTCTACGTCCTCCAGCGGGCGATGACGACGATGAAGAAGCTCCCCGATCCGGAGGCCGCATTGCTCTACTCCATGCGGTCTCTCTGGCCGGAATTTACGCGCACGCAAGAGGAGCGAATGGAAGCCTATCGCACCGAGCTCGCCGCGATCGAGGCAGGGCACCAGAGCAATGATTCTCTGCTCCGGACCGCTCAGCCGACGCCGAGGGACGTGCAGCGCATGCACGTCATCTTCGACGTCTTCCCCAAGCTCCTGGTCGGGAAAAACCGACGCCGCGACTATCAGATCATTTGCGGCATGGCGGCCGGGAAGGAGGGGCAGCAAATTGCTCGCTCACTCGGCCTTCACCGGAACTCGGTCTATGAGCGGCGCGATCTCCAGATGGTGGCGATCGCGCACAAGCTCAAAGCGGTGATGCCTGCTGACGATCAGATCGATGCGGCTCTCGCAAGTCACGGCCTGGAGGCGGCGGCGCTCGAAGCGCGTCTCATGTCACTTGGCTAGCCTTGCTCAACCGTGCTAACAAATAAATAGATTCGGCGGAACTTGCGCGGGCCCCCAGGTGGGGCCCGTTTGCGTTTCGCATTTCCAGACACATTCCGATCGGTCATCTCTCGCGCGTGCGCGCGCGAGGACGCGCATCTGTGCCTGGGCAACCTCCAGGCCAAACCATGATCTCCGAATGTGATGTTCTCACCGCCGAGCGGCCGGTTGATAAGGCCGCCAAAGTCTCCGAGGCCCGCGCCGTCCCTTGCATCTGCCCGCTTGGGGCGGAGACGGACGTCATCGGCCTAAGCACTAGCCGGGAGGTTCTGATTGAACGGGTCGAATGCAAGCTCTGCACTCGGACCTGGTCGCGGCACTGGCGTTAACATTTAGGGCAGGCGCCATCTTGCGATTCACCGCTTCCTGATCCATGTTCGGGGCTACGAAGGGCGCGTGTCCCTGTGACACGTCTTCGTTGCTCCTGTGGTAGGGAAGCATTTGCCAACTAGACCGGCCAGAGCCCTCGGGTTCTGGCCGGTTCTTTTTCAAGCCCCCAACGTAGGGTCGTAAACTTCTGTCTCTCGCCGCGAAATCGCCGCTGCTAGTGCGCACTCTAGGGCCCTTAAGACGCAGAAAGTGATCTCTTCTGCGTCCGTCGGCTTCCGATGTTCTTCCCGCGCTGCGCTGATACCGACACTGCGTTCATCGCGGAGCGCTGTGATGAGGTCTTGGACGTCAACGTCTGCGAGCTTCACTTAGTCCCTCCGTGTTCGGTCATTCGCTCCAGTCGTCTGATTCTCTTCTCAACGGGCGGGTGAGTCGAGAACATCCTCGCCACCCAACCCCCGGACAGAGGGTTCACGAAGTAGAGGGCCGATAGAGCCGGGTTGCTCTCCGCAGCATGATTGACCTGCTTCGTTCCTCCGCTCATGCGGCGCAATGCCCTGGCGATCCAAAGTGGGTGACCGCAGATCGCTGCGCCATCACGGTCGGCGACATACTCTCGTGACCGGCCGAGCATGGCTTGGAGCACAAGCGCCCCAAGCGCCATGATGGCGCCGAACACGATCGCACCGATCCCGCCGCCCCGGCGGTTGGCCAGCCCGAGCATGGCGATGGTCCCCGCAAGGAAGGCGATCACGCCGGCCAGGCCAGAGGCAACCGTCATCGTGAGCGCGTCGCGGTTCTTGATATGCGCCTGCTCGTGCGCGATCACGCCGGCGATTTCGTTCCAATCGAGGCAGGCCAGTAGCCCGGTCGAGACGATGATCGCGGAATGACTCGGTCCGCGCCCGGCGGCAAACGCATTCGGCTGGGCGCTGTCGAACACGAAGACGCGAGGCGTCGGGATGCCTGCGTTTCTCGCGAGCTCGTTGACCAGCTCGATCAACTGTCGCTCTCGCTTGCGGGCGAAGTCGGCGGGCTTGGCTTGATGCGTGCGCACGGCGTTCTGAAGCCCGTACCAGTAGGTGTGCGCACCGAACAGGATGGCGGCGATGAAGCCGACCACCGCGCCGGCGGTGTCGGCAAACAAATTACCGATGGCGAGGAACGCTGCCATCATTGCGGTCAGGAGCAGCGTCGTCTTGAGCGTGTTCATTCCGCGGCCTCCGCTTGCTCCGGGCGCGCGCTGCGCTCTAGGTCAGTCATGGCAATGACCATGGTGGACCCGCCGATCTGCCACTTGATCCAAGCTTGGTTGCCGTTGATCGCGAGCACGGTGGCGTGTGCTTGCTGGTCGACGTGCCAAACGTAGTCACCAACCTCGAAGCCGAGGCGATGGACACCTGCGAAACTCTCCGGTGGAAGGCACGGCGTGCTGTAGTGACCTTCGATCTCGACGTACAGCCCGTCGTCGCTGCCTGTGAAGCTGTGCTTGACCCTCGCGTGCAGGATCAGGATGTCGCCTTCGCGTGGTCGGTATGTCGCTGGGAGTGCCATCGTTGTCTGCTCCTGGTGGTAGGGATGGTTAGATCTTGAGTCAGTGATAGAAGTGCCGGCCGTTCTTGCTGACCTTCAGCACGATCGTGTTGCAGTTCGTGCCGACGGAGGAGAACGATCCGGCCGGCAGATCGCGCCAGTGGGCGTTCATTTTTTTCATCAACGCGCGGAAGGCGGTTGCCTTGCGCGTCTCGCGGAACTCGGTGCCTGCCGACATAATCGCGATCAACACGCCGTCGTCGGCGAGGAAGTTGAGCGCGTGCATGACGTGATCAATGTCGCGCTCCCGATCGAACGGCGGGTTCATCACCACGCGGTCGTAGAGGCCGACGGGTTGCAGCGTGAGGAAGTCCTGGGCGTAGACCTTCCGATAAATGCCCTCGGCCTTGAGGTCGCTGGCGAGATTGGCCTGCACCTCGACACAGTCGACCAGGTTGGGCTCGGATGCGATGCGCTCGCGAGCGTGATACGACACGCTCTCGTGCCCTTCGCCGTATCCTCGCACGCAACGCCGCGCGAGGTTGCCGGTGCCGGCGGACGGTTCGAGGATGCGGAGCGCAGGCATGCCCTTCTCTCGATAGAGCCCGGCCATGTCGATGATCGTCTTCGATGCTTCATCCGGCGTCGGGTAGAAGCCGTAGTGCTTCGCTAGCGTCGTCTTGGGTGTGAACAGTCCGCCATCGTCGCGGTCGTTTCCGTCGCCGATTGTTTCGCCGTAGTATTCGGCGAGCATCTTGTTGACCTTCTCGAGCAGGTCGTCGCGCTTGAACCAAATGTGCGCGTTGCCGTTCATGTAGCCGACGACCTTGAAGTAGTCAGAGTGCGTCTCGGTCTGCCGAGCGCCCCAACCCGTGCGGTCGTTGCGCAGCGCGCCGACGATGCCGGTGTAGACGTCGCAGTCCTTCTTTCCGTCGAGCAGGCGGAACGTGCGGTCGATGTCGATGAGCGTCGCCTCGGTGTTGCGGTGATAGTTCATGTGGCCAAACCCATCGAACATGTGGGTGAGGATCACGCGGCTCCCGATCTTGAAACCGTCGTGTGACTTGAACCGGCGATCGAGGCTGGAGAAGCAATTGGCGATGCCGCGCCGGAAGATGGTGCCGGCGTCCGCCATGAAGTGCTCAAGTGTCGCGAACACGTTGTCGACCGTCACCTCAGGCGGATCGTCTTGAAGCTGCCGCGAGAACTCGTCCTTCGCCTTGCGATCCATGAGCTTCTCAAGGTCGGTGATCGCGATCAGGTGCGACCAGACATCTGTGTCCGTGATCTTGCGCGCGGTCGCCATGTAGTCTTCGCGCGACGGCACTCGGCCTGGCTTGAGCCAATGGGCCTTCTCGCTGCTGAGATGGTGGTTGTAACGGTTCTCTCCTGGGCAGAGGTCACGTGTTGCTCCTGCCGCTCCGGCGACAGCTTCGTTCGCGGTGTTCAGGGCCTGGTGGGCGAGGCAGTAGAGCTCCAATGCGCGGTCGCGGTTGCGCACGATGGTCTCGACCGTGTCGCGCGGGACAATACCGGTGTCGGTCGGCCGGTCTTGAGTGACGTCTTCGCTGCAGCGCGCGAGCGCGCCGGTGGTGACATCGAGCATGGGGATTGATCCTGGTGGTAGGGATGGAGAGGGCCGGTTGATCCGGCTCCTCGGTTCTCAGTGGCTTATTGTTGTGCAGCTCCAGTGCTCGGAGCGGCGTCCTTCTTGGCGAGGCATTCGGCCAGCTCGCGCTGGTAGATTTCGAGGACTGCCCAGATCGACTTCGGGTAGTGGCCGTCGTAACGCTGTTCGATGAATGCGATCTCCGATCGGAGTCGCTGTTCTTCGCCGATACTCATTCTCAATTCCTCGTTGCTTATCGGTGGTAGGGAAGTTCTTATTTATGCAACCGTGTCGCCGGCCCAGAAACCGAGGAAGAGCGCGACCCAAGGCATGGTCAGTGCTCCTCGAAACGGTGACGGCGCGAGTCATTGATCGCGTCGGCAATCTCTTTGAGCAGGACGACCGTGTTGTCGGTGCCATCCCAAACGGCGAAGTCTGTGACGTCTCCGTCCATGCCGAGCTGGTTCTCAAGCAGGGCCATGACGTCGTCCTTGTGGGGCGAGCCGGCGCCGGTCATCTCGTCGAACCGCTCTGCGTCCACGAAGAAGGCTGCGATGAAAAGCTTCTTGGCCATCGCTCACTCCTCCGTGTTGAGCTCAAGCGTCGACTCGACGCCGAGGTGGTCGTGGAGGAAATTGATGAGCGACCGTTCGATGGAGTCGCCCGTCGAGTTGAAGCGGTCGGCGATCTCCTGGGCGACGTCTGCGCTCACGTCATGCGCCCATCCTTCGGCCGCGTTGTAGGATATGACGCGCTGCACGGTGTTCACCGCGCCGGCGTAAATCTCGCGAAGCATCTTGTCCTTGCAAGCGTAGACCTCGGCGCCGGCGAGCCAGACTTGTCGCGCGGTGTAGGTTCGCCAATGGACGACGTACTCGGTGACGTCGGGAGTGGTGGTGGTGATGGCTGGTCGGCGCTTGCGCACCGGGGCGGTACGCGCAAGGCGCTCGCCTGTGAGGATGTTCATTGGTCTTCTCCGTGGTAGGGAGCCGCGCAGTTTTCCGCGTCGGCTTGGCTTGGTACATATATGGACCACACCGGGCGTAGACAGTCAATCTCGTTCTGTGTTTTCGTCGGTTACTCCAGTGGGTTATCGAAGGGTACGAGACTTCGGTTTGCCGCGAACGCCGACAGGGCTGAGGTTCGCGTCGAGTGCGGCACATGCCAACGCAATATAGAGCGGAGCGCCGGCTGCCTCGAAGTTGCGAAGCGCGCCGCGTGAAAGGCCGAGCACCAGGCAGGCCCCGCGTTCCGACAGTTTGCGTTTCTTGCGCCAACGCTGAAGCGTCGCGCCGGTCATCGGCTTGTTCTGGCTCATGAATGACTGCCCCTCGAAAGGGGCAGTCATAGCACGCGGGTCAGACTGCATGGTAGCAGTCGCCGCGCTTGCGCACTTTGCCCGCTCGCACCAGGCCAGACATGATCTGGTTGAATTGGTCGAGTGAGCAGCCCGCGCCCATCAACGCCGCATAGAGCACACCTGCTGGTGCTCCGAGCGGGCCACCTGCTTTGATTGCTTCGATGATGCCATCGCAGATCATCCGCAGGCCCTTTACTTGTTCTGGTGTCACGTCAATTCTCCTCTGCGAATAGGTCGCCGTCCGCTTCGTCTTTGTCGTAGACGGTCCCTTGGTGGTCCTTGTCGTCGTCGGGCACGATGACGGATGTGATCTTCTGGAGCTCGAGCCGCTTCATCGCGATCTCGTCCTTCGACTGGCTCTCCGTGATGATCTTCTCGATGCGCGTGGGCTTGAAGACGCGGAACACGCCACCCGCCCACTCGGCCTCTTTCGTGTCCGGATTGATCGAGCGCTCCAGCTTCGGATGCGCGAGGAACACCCAATGCTCTCCGACCTTGAACCCGCGCGGGACCGCCGTGATGCGGCGCGAGATGCCCATCTCATTCGCTTCCTCGGCGAATGCCTCGGGTGTCGGGTAGAACTGCTCGCCGATCCAGAGGAGGCCGACGCGCTGACCCAGCACGCGCGGATCAGCGAGCGGGCAAAACCCGCCTGCCATCGATTTTTTGCCATTCCACGACTTGCACTCGCCTTTGATCCACGGACTCGGATCAATCCACGTCCAGCCGCGCGCTTGCTTCACGCCATTGCCGCAGCATGGACACGTCTTAAGGATGATCGGTAGCTTGCAGCACGACGCTCCAAGCCCATCGCTCACGAGGTAGAGGCCACCGACCTTTCGATAGCCGCAGGCGCGTCGTTTCTCGGCTGCCATGGTCAATTCCCTTCTTCGATTTGTCGGTCTGCGATCGCGGCGACGCGGCACATTGCCCAACAGGCCAGAGCAGAGACGACGCCCCACGTGAGCAGGATGCCAATGATGATCTCTTTCATGGCGCCCTCAGCCGTAGACCAGCTCGCCGAGCGCGATGCATTGCAGGAGCACGTCGGCGGTCGTCGCGTCGTCGTTCTCGCTGATCATGTTGCCGAAGTGCCAGGCGTGCTTCTGCGCCATGATGGTGAGGCCCTTGGCGAAGTCGGCGAATTTGATGGTGTACTTGCCGTCGTGGTTCGGCGCGGACGGCTCGTCCTCGATCAGTTCGAGCTCCAGCGTCTCGTCTTCGTAGAGGCGCGGGTCGGCGTACCAGGGGCTCTCGCGGTCGGCGATCTTCGTCGACTTGAGTACGAGGCTTCTGGCCCAATAGGTGGAGCCGCCTTCGACCGCACCGATGATCATGTCGGCGATGCGCTGTGACGGGACTTCAATGTTGATGTTCATGATTTTTCTCTCGTTGCTCGGGTGGTAGGGAAGGCTGCTATTCGTAGTGCGGGGTGACTGCGGGGAAGTGGTCGGGCGGCACGAAGCCGGGATGGACTTGCGCCCAATATCTCCCCTCGGACAGAACCGAGGTCAGCGACGGGCGCCCCGCGTTTATCTTCTTGAGTGCGAGGTTGACCGCGTCGGCGTGTTCGGTCGCCGCGTCCTCGTCCTTGAACACGCGCGGCGCTGCCATCTCGAAGGGGATGTCGAGTGACGCCGGATCGACGATCGTTCCAGCTTGGAACCACCAGCCGCCTTCTTCTGGGCCGCCGTAGACTTGGTCGACCAGATAGACCGCGACGGTGAATGACGTGGGCTCTTGTTGCTCGCTCATCGTCGCCTCCCTCAAGCCAGCTCGAAGGTGTCAGCGATGCGCTCGATCCCATCGAGACCGAGGTAGGCGATAAGTGCTTTGCGCTCGGTCAAGCTGAGCGTGAGCAACTCCGCCAGCCGGCGGATTCGGATGCCGTCGAGTATCAGGCAGCCATGGAGAAGGTTGTGCGCGAGGCGCACCGTGATGGGCTTCATTGTCGTCTCCGTTGCGGTGGGTGGTAGGGAAGTCGTTTTTTTTGGTCGTCAGAGTCATTGTCGCTGCGTGGTACGTATATGTACCATGCCGGTGTTGGCGTCAACAGGTCCGTGCGAAATAGTCTCGATATTTCAGATGGTTCGACTGCTTCGCTCGGTCCCGAGAGCAAAAAGGGGCTTCACAATCGTTGTTGCGCGCGTTGTTGCGCGGTCTCTTCTCGTCTAGCCTTCCGCTTCAACTGACCCGAGTTGCGGAGGGGCCATGTGTGGGCGGTACACCTACAAGCTGACCTGGGAAGAGATTGTCCGGCTGTATCGGCTGACCCTCGACGCACCGGCGCGCAATACGCAGCCCCGTTACAACATTTGTCCGACGACGCCCGTTGACGTCGTGATCTCAACTGACGGCAAGCGCTCTCTTGTCCCAATGCGCTGGGGGCTGATCCCGTATTGGTGGGACAAGACGCTCAAAGAAATGAAGATGGCGACGTTCAACGCGCGCGCAGAAACGGTTGCGACGAAGCCGATGTTCAAAGACTCCTTCAAGCATCGTCGCTGCCTGATGCTGGCAAGTGGCTATTACGAATGGCAACACACCACCGGAGTAAAGCAGCCGCAGCCTTGGTACTTCACCCGGCGCGATGGGCATCCGATCACGTTCGCGGGTTTGTGGTCGAAGTGGAAAGACAAGGACGCCGGCAGCGACCTGTTGTCGACGACGATGGTCATCACCGTGCCGAACAAGTTCGTTGCGGAAGTCCACGATCGCATGCCCGTGATCCTCGAAGCCAAAGACTTTGAGCAATGGGAACACGGTGACGCGAACGACGCCGTCGCGCTGATGAAGCCGGCCGGCGAAGACGTGTTGCAGAAGTGGCCGGTGTCAAAACGTGTGAATAGTTCACGCACGAGCGATGACGACGCGACTTTGATCGATAAGATTGCCCTGGGGGATATTTTAGAGGCGGATTGATCCCGGTATTTAGGGATTGGAACGGGGGAAAATCGCATGGCGCGGATCGGCTTCATGCGTCACATTGAAACTGCTGAATACCTCAATGGCTACGCGGCAGCGCTCGCTGCGTTCCACCGATGGCACCGTCAACCGGAATTGGTCGAGGCCGTCATGATCGGCGAAGGCATCAGCCTCGATCTGCTGACCGAGGCGCAAGCCGAACCGGAAGACTTGATGGAACTCGCGAAATGTGTCGCGGCGCCCACACGCTAGCGATCACGATCCACGTCTTGCGGCCATGCCGACGTATTAGCGACGTGCGGTCGCTTCAGCGGAAGTGTGCTCTTTCGACCAGACTCGAATGGATAACGAGCGCAGCCTCCGCCCAATCATTCCATACAAAACTGGCTAGTGCCCGAAACAAGTCGGGCTTGGGAAGGCGTCTAGTGTCATGTCGGAGTCAGAAACGCTATCGCCGTTGCGCGGCCGAGTGCCTGATCGCGGCTCGTTAACGAGGCAATCCCCGGAAAACAAATTACCAACCAGCGCGGATGATTTCCGCGCGCAAGCCAACGCCGCAAAACAAGCAGCCGGCGAGTCCAAATCCCTCAAGGAAAGCCGCCGACATCGCAAGCGCGGCAAGGCTCTGAATGACATGGCTGACAACGAAGACTGGCTTGCCGGCAGGCCAGCGGCGAAGGCCAAGCGGTAAGGGCGGCTAGTCATCCATTTGTCGAACAAAGAGTCTCTGCCCGTGCCTGTCAGTGATCTCAAACTCCTTCATCGCGGCCTTGATTGCAGATTCGCGATCCGGAGTTATCACCACGCCAAGACGCTCTGCCTCGTGGCCCAGAACGAAGACTTGCCAGCGTTCTCGCTCATGGGCGTAAGATACGCGCTCGTTCCGCCACCGCCTAGCGCGGCTACCTGCCACGGTGATCAAGTTTGAACAGACACCGGCACTCGTAGTCTGGCACGATTTTGCCTCCACAGGAGGCGCATATGCCGACGATAGCGCATTGCCAAATTCGGGCACGCGAACTCACCGCGCTCGCTGAAGCCGAGCCGGAGCACAAATCTGAGTATCTGGTTGACGCCGTCGCGTGGCTGCGTCTAGCGAGAAGCTTGGCGCACCTCGCTGATGATTGTTATCCGCCACGACCCATCAAATCCGGGTAATAGACACCACACGGGCTTGGCTGCGCATGCCGAGCGGGCACTGCGCGATTTGGTGCCGCAATTCCGGCAACTCGGCATCCGCGCCGAATTGTTCGATCAACGTCTCCTTGCGGTACCGGCCTTTGCGGTCGCAATCGTGGCAGGCGAGCGTGACCCATTCGTCCGGCCAATCGCGCAGCGTCAGGGTTTGGCTCATCGATAGATGTCAGCGCGCGACCATCGAGCGGTCAAGCGCATTGCTATCGCGGTCCCTCCAAGAACTTTCTGATGATGGCTTCAATCCGTGTCTGCAGGCGGCGGCGTTGGCGGCCAGAGTGAGCGATTGTGACCAGTTTTTATTGCCGGAGGCGCGTACCGTTGCTTCCAAGGGCCGAAGATGAGGACATTTCAATGCCCGGATTGCGACCGAGATTAGAGAGCCTTCACGGCACGTCCCGACGCAGGACCACAAAACATCGGATCGACCGCGACTATCCTTTCCAAGTCGCCATAGCGATTCCGCTCGGCGGCCTCGGCCAGCGCCTGATGAGCATGCACGCTTTCTGCGGGAAGCAGGCGATGCCCTATCACACCAAAAGCGACCATCGTGACATCGGTGACTTTACACTGTTCTGTTTCGCGGAGCCGGCGCATGCGAACACGTTCGCGGCCGGGTTCGGAGGCGAGCGCATCATGCTACGCCGACTTGCCCGCGCTGATCGCGTCGTCGAACCGGCGAATAGTCCGCCCGGTGGCCAGATTTCCATCAACGTCTAGGTGGATGCCCTCATTGCCGCGCTGGAAGCGTTTGGCCGCTGGGCTGTCCGGAGTTCGAACCTTGATCCAATCGCCCGAGCGCGTCCCGCACCGTCTCCGATGGCCGACACAAGCTTGTGGACAATATCTGATATCACCGGAACCGGATTGTATCGGCGCGGTTACAGCTTTGCGATCGGGGCTATGTACCGCGTTTTGATCGCAGAAATAAGCAGGCCGTGCGTGACCGCCTGGACAGCCGGACACGCGCGGCCTGTTATTTCACCGCTCAAACCGTTTCGCTGCATGTCCCTCGGGATTGCGAACCTTGATCCAATCGCCGCTTTTGCCGCTGCGATACGGCGCGTCGATCTTTTTCGACACGATGCCTTCCAGACCGAGTTGGCACGCTTTGGCCAGCACGACCGCGCCGAGTGCCTTCACGTGCCCATCGTTGACGATGCCCGAATATGAACCCATAAGCAGCCCGTCCAGCAGCACCTTGCGATCGAACAGCGGAAGACGGCGCAAATCATCGCCCTCGATCGACAGAAGATCGAACGCCTGCAAAAACGCGCTCGTGTAGCGCCGATGGCCGTGAAGCTGATCGAATTGCGTCACACCTGCAGCGTCTGTGACCACACCCTCACCGTCCAGGATGAAGGCTTTCGCCTTGAGCGTCAGCGCCGTCGACGCGATGACGGGAAAACGATCCGTCCAGTCAAATCCGCGCCGTGTGAAGATGCGCACGCGCTCGCCGTTGCGATGCACCTGTAGGCGGTAGCCGTCGTATTTGATTTCATGCACCCATTGCTCACCGGTCGGCGGCTTGTCAGCAAGGACCGGAATGCAAGGTTCGATGAAGCCCGCAGGGCGTACGAGGCGCGACTTGATCATCGAAATGACGATATCGGAAATTGGAAACGTGGCGTGGCATGTCAGCAACACACTTTATTGTTAATTTTAACGAGTAAGGAACCGGGCGGGGCTGACGGCGTTGCGCTGATTTGGGGGCACCCGATGCGGAATGCGCAATACTGGCGAGACCGTGCCATCGAGGCGCTAAGGCAGGCCGCTGAGACGCGCGACGACTGGTGCCGCCGACAATTGCTGGAAATCTCAGTATGCTACGAACATCTCGCACAACGGGCGGCTGGCGCTGATGCACCGACCAGCGAACGCGACGACGATACGGGTTCACCACACGAGTCCAGATCAATGTGATCGCGACACAGGCGGCGTAGTCGCCGGAAAATATCCAACGTCGTACAGTGATCGGAGTAGCGCTTCCTCGGACAACACGCGCTGCAATCTTGCCAACACTTCAGCGGCCGAATGGTTTCCGCATTCCAAATGATCGTGCAGGATAGCCTGCGCTTCGGCAACACAATCGCAGATCAGGAAGAGATCGTGATTCGTCATTATATCCTCCACCGAGCACGCTATCGCGAGCGCGGTGGTGAGCGGTGGTAGCATCGCGCGGTCATCCGTGCGACAGAACGGAAACGTTCGATCGATCATGCACTGAGGGATCGGGAGGGATTGGCATGAAGCGGTTTGGCGTCGTGCATTTCGGACACTCACGCGCACGCGCACGCGAGGCTTCGGTCGGATCGTCGGGTCCGAAGTGGCCGGTTTCAACCCGGAGTGGGTGAAAACCCCGGCAAAAAGGGCACCGCGGAAGGTGCCCTCAACTTGCAGGATATGTTCGCCGTCGCTCAGGCGGCGGTTTCGAGCAGGTCGGCGACTGCCGATGCCTTGCGGAGCTGGAACTCCATCACCGTGATGGCGGATCGCACGGCAGCCAGCTTGTCGGCCATTGCAGTCGTGCGGTTTGGATCAGCCTTCTTGGCGATCTGGCATTCGCCGTCCTTGAAACCTGCGTTGACCATTTTGAGCACATCGTCGATCCGCGCTTCCATGCTGCGGAGCGTGCGCATCTCGCCGTCGGTCGCTGCCGGCGCTCCACCGAGCATGCTGCCTTGCTCGTTCGCCTCGCGGATGGCCGAGCAGGCGGCGCGTATCTGATCGATGCTCTTGAACTCGCCCGTCGACACCTTGCGGATCATCCGCGTGTGCATGTGAGCGGGGAGGGTGGCGATCTCTGCGGCGAAGCAGGCGGAGAGCTGACCGGAGCGCACCAGTGTCTTGGCGTTGTCCTCCAGCTTGAGCAGGTTGAGGCGATCGGTCACCCGGCCTCGGGAGCCGAAGCCCAGCTCGCGCTGGACCTGGGCGATCGTCATGCCGGTGTCGAGGAGGAATTGGAAGGCGTCGGCCTCCTCCATCGGATTGACGTCCTTGCGCTTGGCGTTCTCGATGATGGCGAGCACCTGCATCTGAGTGTCGTCAACGTCGGTTGAAACGATGGCCTCGACGACCGGAGCATCGAGCTTGCCTTCCTCGGCCAGCAGCTTGTGGGCGCGGTAGCGGCATTCGCCGGCGATGATCATGTAGGTCGTCGTCTTGCCGACGGCCTTCTCGATCGGGCGCACCGATATTGGCTGGATCAGTCCGTGCTTGGCGATGGAGCTCGCCAGCTCCCGGATATGCGCGTCGTCGAAATCTTTGCGCGGCTGGTTCGGGTTCGCGATGACGTTCGCGAGGGCAATGAACTTCGTCTTGCGGGCAACAGTCGTCTTGGTTTCGGTGGCCGTGGTCATCGTCGTCGTCTCCGTGTGGTAGGTGTTTTCGTTGGTCCATATAAGTACCACGGTCCCGACCGGATGCAACAATCGAGTGAGATTTTTTAAGCGACAACCGAGGATAACTTTGGCAGATGACCAAACAGGCACGCAAGGCGGATGACACCAAGAGGTGGCCGGCATCCGAGATCGTCACCCGCGCGACGGCGGATTTGATCCCCTATGCGCGCAACTCGCGCACGCATTCGCCGGCGCAGGTCGGGCAGATCGCGGCTTCGATCCGGGAGTTCGGCTGGACCATTCCGGTGCTCATTGATCCCGACAACGGCATCATCGCCGGTCACGGTCGGATCATGGCGGCCCAACAGCTCGGCATCGACAAGGTCCCGTGCATCGTCGCGCATGGCTGGAGCGAGGCGCAGCGCCGCGCCTACGTCATCGCGGACAACAAGCTCCCGGAGAACGCGGGCTGGGACATGGACATGCTCAAGGTCGAGGTCGCTGGCCTCGCCGAGCTCAACTTCGACACCAGCCTTCTCGGCTTCTCAAGCTCCGAGCTCTCGAAGCTTCTGGACCCCGACGACCTCGTGAACTTCGGCGTCGATGGCGATGAGTCCCGCGGTTCCTCGCGCAACTTCCTTCGCTTCGGCGACGTCAAGGTCTCGATGACGGACGAGGAGGTCGTGGCGCTGACCGCGCTCAAAGACAAGTACGTCGAGGAGATGGGCGCGGACTACGGCTTTGCTTCGTATCTGATCGAAGGGCGCAAGAATGCTTGACCTGAATTACGACATCACCCGCCTCCGGGGTGCCGAGTACAATCCGCGCCACATCAACGAGGATGATCTGACCAAGCTCGCGGAGAGCATCCGCGACCTCGGCCTTGTCAAACCGCTGATCGTGCGCGGCACACTCCTGGTCGCGGGCCATCAACGCACGAAGGCGCTGCGCAGCCTCGGCTACACGACCGCACCGGTCTACGTGCTCCCGCGCGACACCACCACCTACGACGAGGTCCGCTTCAACCAACTCCACAACGGCACCGACATGGACGGTGGCGATGAGATGGTGAGGATCACAGGCGGATTCGACGCACTCGGCTTCACAATCGTCGAGCCTTCGCGGATCACGGGGAACTACCGCTCCAAACTCGCGAACGTGCGCACCGCGATCGCCGATCTGATCGTGAAGTATGGACCTTGGGGCGGTGTCGTTGCGACGAAGTCAGGTCGGGTCATTCACGCCGCTCAGTACGCGCTCGCGGCCGGTCTCACGCGCACGAAGCTCACGACCTTCGTCATCGCGGACGCGGACGAGGGCAAGTACCGCGCCTTCCTCGATCGCCAGTATGGCGTCTTCTCCTACACGCACTTGAAGAAGGACACCTTCATTCAGACGCTCGCGCAGATGAAGCGGCTGCGCGGGCAAACGCGAGGCGGCAAGTCGACCCTCTACGAGCAGCATGTCATCCCGTTCGCGATGAAGAATAAGACCGCTCGCTTTATCGACTTCGGCTCCGGCCAGGGAGACTACGCGAATGCGATGCGCAAACGAGGACTTGATTTTTTCGACATCGAGCTTTTTCGTAGGGTCGGCGCGTCTCAAAGTATTGACATGCGGGAAGTCAATACTATGGTCACTGCGATGACGCGCTCGCTATACGATAACGGTCCATACGATCATGTTGTCTGCGACAGCGTCCTGAACTCGGTCGATTGCCGACAAGCTGAAACCGCCGTGATGACTGTGTTGAACATGCTCGCTGCCAAGGGTGGTCGCGTGTTCTTTTCAGGTCGCCCGGTCGAAGCGATCGAGCACATGAACAACACCACGAAAATTCAGAACAGCCGGCGCTACGTCGAGTTCCCGGACAAGGACGGCTTCACCGCGCTCTACCGTGACGGGCGCTGGTTCTATCAGAAGTTCCACACCAAGCCCGAGGCGGCGGCGATTGCTCCGCGCTTCGGGTTTCGCGCGCTGGTGCATTCGCACACGGGCACGTCATGGCAGATTGAAGCGGTCAAGGAGCGAGACCTTCCGCTCGATGACATGCTCGCCGCCTGCGACTACGAGTTCGATCTTCCGGTCAGTGACGACCGCCGACTAGGCCGGGGGGAAGACGTCAAGGCGGCAGTAAGGGCAATCTATGGCTGACGGGGTTTCCTACCACATTCGCTCGCACGCCCTTCATTTGCGGGGCTGGCGCTATCTCTGGCTCAAGACGGTCGAGGGGTTCAACGAAAACGTACACTGCGCTCGCTGCCTGGTCGGAAAGTTCGACAAGAACTTCGGCCTCAAGTCACCGATCAATCGCGATGTCGAACTCGCCTATCCCGAGGGGAACATCCTCTACTTCTGTGGCGTCGCCCAACCCTATAACTGGGCGAACAATGCCCATCTGGCGGGGCGGGTGAAGCGCGGAGCGATGGCGTCGCTCGATCTGTGGACGAAGGACATGCTCGTGATCCGAGGGCTCGAAGCGATCCCGATCGACAAGAGCGTGTCGGATGCCAAGTTCGGCGACCGATCGCGCAACTACCTCACCTGCCGGAACTTCCAGTTCGGCGCGCAGATGTTCTGCGAAGCCGCCTAATCCAACCAACGATCGAAAGCACGAAAGGGCGTGGTCCTCGCGGGCCGCGCCTTTTTCGTTTGAGATACGCAATGACCAGTAAGACCAAGAAGCCTCGCACCAAGAAGGCTCAACCTGCCTATGACGTGATCGCGCCAGGTCCGTCCCTGTATGACCGTCCCTCCGACCAACTGATCCTCGAAGCGCTGCGCGCGTCGGCAGGTCTTAAGACCGTCGCCGCCAAACGCCTGCGTTGCGCGCGCTCGAGTCTGTATCGATGGATCGAGGAATCCCCAAAGCTGAAGGAGGCGATGCTCGACATCAAGGAGGAGCTGATCGACCTCGGCGAGGGCAAGCTGCTCGAGGCGGTCAAGAAGGGGGATCGGGAGTCCATCCGCTTCTTCCTGCGCTGCCAGGCGCGCGATCGCGGCTACATCGAGTCGCACCAGATCACCGGGCCCAATGACGGTCCGGTCAAGGTGCAGGCGGTGCCGCATCCGCTCGCGACCTTGAACCTCGCCGCCATGCCTTTGGACAAGCAGGTCGAGTTTCTCGACACCGTGGTGAGGCTCGGCATGGAGAAGACGACGGAACTGCTCGGCTCGCTCGGTCCGGTGATCGACGCGAAGACCGAGTAAGCGACCGCTACTCCCAAGAACAAGAACAAAAGGGCGCGTGCCGGCGACGGCGCGCGTACATGCCTATGCGTCCCGAAGACATCGCGAACCTGCCCGATAACATCGCGGCATCACTGCGGGAGGTTTGCGAACAAGACTTGGGCACCTTCGTCAAGTTCGGCTGGCCGTTCGTCGAACCTGCGGACTTCCAATCCAACTGGCACATCGATGCCGTCTGCGATCACCTCGAAGCGGTTGCGGACGGTCAGATCAAACGACTGATCCTCAATCTGCCGCCTCGGCACATGAAGTCGATCGGCGCCAACGTGTTCTATCCGGCCTGGACGTGGCTGCAAGACCTCAAGCGGCGATCGGGCGATCCTTCGTATCGCAAGCAGGTGTTCCGCCATTACGGCGCCGGGGTGAAGTTCGCCTACATCTCCTATTCGGGCCGCTTGTCGAACGCGCACTCGCAGAAGTGCCGCCAGCTCATCGAGAGCCAGTGGTACGCGAAGCTGTGGGGCGAGCGCGTCCAGCTTGACCCCAACTCGAACCGCATCACCGACTTCGACACGGTGCAGGGCGGCTCGCGCATGGCGCTGTCGTTCTCCGGTGGCGTCACCGGCTTCGGCGCTGACATCATCGTCATCGACGACGCCCACAACATCAAAGAGATCGAGAGCGAGGTCATCCGCGAAGAGACGCTGCGGGTGTGGGACGAGGTCCTTCCGACCCGCCTCAACAATCCGAAGACCGGCGTCTTCATCGTCATCATGCAGCGCTCGCACGAGCGCGATCTCACGGGCCACATTCTCGCGAAGGAGATGGGCTGGGACATTGTTTGCCTGCCGGCGAGCTATGAGCGGGACCATCCCATCGGGTTCCAGACCAAGGTCGTGCGGAAGAAGTCGCCGATCAAGGAGGTTTGGTGCGACCTTCGCACCATCCCAGGCGAACCGCTGTGGAAGGAGCGCTTCACCGCTGACATTCTGGCGGAGTGGTCAACCCGCCTCGGCTCGCACGCTGCGGCCGGTCAGCTCCAGCAACGCCCGACCGCTCGCGAGGGCGGCACCTTCAAGCGGACCTGGTTCGAGATCGTCGGGGCAGCTCCCGCCTCCGTCGCGTTCCATCGCGTGCGCTCGTGGGACTTGGCGTCCTCGACCGACGTGAAGTCGGACCCGGACTACACCGTCGGACTGCTCATGGGGCGCGATCCCGTGACGGGCATCTTCTACATCTGTGACGTCGCACGCGATCGCTGGTCGCCGGGCGTTATCGAATCGACGATGAAGAACATCGCGACCTCGGACGGCTACGGCACCAAAATCCGCATCCCGCAAGACCCCGGCCAGGCCGGCAAGTTCCAGGTGCGCCAGCTCGCCTCCAATCTCGCGGGATACGTCGTCACCTCGGAGGCAGAGACGGGCGACAAGGGAACCCGCGCCGATCCATTCGCCGCCCAAGCCGAGGCCGGCAACGTCAAGCTCCTGCGCGGTCCCTGGAATGAGGCTTTCCTCGACGAGCTCGCGTCGTTCCCGAACGGTGCTCACGATGACCAGGTAGACGCAGCGTCCGGCGCTTTCCGTGCGCTCACCGTCACAGCCAGTGGCCCGCTCCAGGGCCGATACGCCTTCTCACATTGAACAGGATCAAGCATGAGCGTGACGAGCATCCTCACCGAGGAACCGGCGGCCATTGACCCGGCCTATGACACTCCCGCCTACCGCCTGAAGCTCGCGGCGGCGCTCGACAAGGCGTCGTCGCTCCAGTCGATGGACTCCGACAAGACCTACTGCCGCGTCCTGATTAGTCCTGATGCGCTGCACGCGATCGTCGCGGCGCTTCGTGGGGTGTGAATTTCTGCCTGTAACGGTCACAGTACTCGAAAAGCGTGACGCGCGCGTCGATTTAATCTTGCGTGCGCCCGCGCATGTGGCAAGCGTGCCCTCATAACAAATCACTTCCCTACCACACGGAGACCTCTCAATGCCGCAAGCCTCACGCACTCGCGTCTACTCTGCCGTCGACAGTGAGCGTCTGTATCAGGACGCGGGGAAGGGCAACGCCGCACGCCACGACGAAAAGGCCATGTCGCCCGGCGAGTTCATCGTCTGCATGGAGGAGTATCTCGCCAAGGCGCGGGCAGCGTGGTGTAAGGCGGGCGGCGTCGAACCGTCTCTCCACGAAATCCGCAAGGTCACTGCTCTCGGCGTCCACTGCATGGAGCTCCACGGTGCTCCCTTCCGGGATGGCTTCTGATGACCGACGCGCCCGCCAACAACACCTTCATCGACCAGGACCGCATCCTCAACGTCTATCGCGAGTCCTGGGGCATCGCCGCAACGGCCTGCCGCACGCTCGGCGTGCCCTACCAGGACTTCCGCTCGCTCATCGACGGGCCGCTCCGCAAGGAGGCGCAGATCATTCGAGCTGAGGTCAACGACTTCGTGCTGGGCTGCCTGCTTCAGAAGGTCTTGAAGGAGGGCGACGTCGAAGCCATGGGCGTCTACCTCAATCTCCAGCAGAAGAAGGCGCGGACATGATGGTGCGTCTGGCCTGGATCGGCTTCGCGATGGATGCGCTTAGGGCCATCGTCATCGTGCTCATCGCCACCGGCGTGGCGATCCTCATCCTCCGCTTCATCCTTGGCTCCATCCAACGCCGTCACATCGCGCGGATGGCGAGCTACAACGCGCGCGAAGCCTTGTACCTCGCGCGGCGCCTCTCGTTTGACATGGTGCAATACCCCTCCCGTTCGGAGGTCTTCGCCATGTTTCGGGCGTTCGATGCCGTGCTCACCGAGGTCGAGAACGACCGCGACACGCTCGCGCTCAACCTCGCTGACGCGCTCAAGCGGATCGCAGAGCTCGAAGCAGGTGCGAAGGCGCCTGCAGTCGCCAGATCTCGGCGGAGGGCGTCATGATGGTCACCGACCGGCAAGTCCAGATCGTCGCGCGTGCGATGTGCGATGCGGAGGGCGTCGACCCGGATCAGCGCGTTCTCACCATGGGCGACAGCTTCGGCGCAAGGTGGCGCGACTATCGCGAACGCGCACGCACCATCCTCATCGCTGAAGTCGCAGGCCGGGCAGCGGTGAGGGCGCTCGATGACGGACCGTGACGGTTACACGCCGGTCTTCATCATCTGCTCTCGCAAGACGGCACAGCTACTCGGCGCCCTCGATCCAGAGCACGCCGACATCGACACAACCCAAATCCTCATCCTTCCGCGCGAGCTGGACGGCACTGCCAAGGGCAACTCGATGCTCTGGGCGACTGATCCGCTCCTGCACGCGGAGGCACCAGAAAGTAACGGCTGATGCGCGACTAGCTACTCGGTGCCGAACGTCTCTCGTCGGATCGGCTCAACGATTGCCACGAACCGCCCCATAAGTGGCGGATGCTGGCGAGCGATCCGAGCGTAAGTATCAACGAGAGGCTTCGCGCGCCGCACGTAATCCGCCAACATCGCCATGAACTCCTCGCAGTGTGCGGGCTCGTTGTCGGCCCTCCACTCGAGGAAATCGAGTTCGGCCTGGAAAGCGTCCTTCGCTATCTCTGGGACAGGCGCGAGGATCTCCTCGGCTACGACTTTGGTGTCATCCAACAAGGTCATGGGCTCGTATCTCCCATCAGTGACGTCTCTGGCGGTCACGATAGGCTCGTCTGAGCCGTATTTGGAGGTGACGGGGTGCGCTTTATCCGCCTGATCTTAACGCGCTTGATGAGAGGTATGCGGAGCATCGCCACTGTGTGCACGGCGGTGTTCGCTGCCAGTTTGGTCTACAGAGTTATCTCACGCGATTATGTGGGCGAGGGGTTGATGATTGTCATCATGCTCGCCTTGACCGGGGCTCTCTTTTTCGGCGCCGTATCCTTTGTTGCCTTCATACTCGCGCGTCTCGTGCGACCCGAGGAGCCGGGCGAGATTTGAGGAAACATCTCGAAGTGTGGACCGGCCGGATGCGTCGTTGCAGTTGAGCCGACCTGGAGTCATGGTGGCGGGATGCATTGATCGGGGGCGCGCCAATGACAAGGCAATGGGGACCACTCGCGGCAATAGTAGTTACGGTATTGCTTTGTAACTCTGCGAACGCAGAGACGATGCAATTCGCCGTCGAGCCCCCTAATGAAGCCGTTTCGGCGCTCATGGGTGATTTCAGATGGCAAATTTACGCATCCGGTGAAATTGATGCCGACGCGGGCAAGCGGCTCGACGCCCTAATTCAGGCGCGAAAGATCATAGACGGAAGCTTAATGGTTATCGATTCACCGGGGGGCAATTTATTGGGAGGTATCGAGTTGGGCCGGACAATCCGGAAGCACAATCTAACCATACAAGTTGGCCAAAAACGCGAGAAGGTGCAGCCGGGATTTTGTGTTAGCGCCTGTGCGCTCGCTTTTCTCGGAGGCAGATATCGATACCTCGGAAACGGTTCTGTATACGGCGTGCATAGGTTTTTCTTCGACAAGCCGATGCCGAATGAAAGCGACCTCACACAGGTCTTGTCTGCCGCCGTCGTGGCTTACATCAAGGAGATGGGCGTTTCGACCGAGTTGTTCTCCATTGCTACTCGCGCTGGCAGAGATCGGGCTGTCACCTTGGCTGAACCGGAGCTTCTTCGATTAGGAGTGATCAACAACGGACGCGGGTCGGTTGCTTGGACGATTGAGAGCTTTGAGGGCGGAATTTATCTCAAAGGCCAACGAGAGACTGTCAACGGAATCAATAAGCTTCTTATTGTTTGCCCATCTGATGGAAAGCCATTTCTGCATTTTATTTTTGATGCGGGAGTACAAGGAGATGTGATTATGAGGATGAGCGCAGACTCTTTGGTCGTCGACGGGCAGTACATTCCGATTGAAAACTACAGGATCGAGAGGAAGATAATCAACGGGTGGGTTAATGCGATGTATGGCGTCGATGGAAATCTTATGACTCGCATTGCGACTGCCAAGAACGTTGGTCTGGCTCTTCAGGGGACGCGGAGCGCCCCGGTATTCGCGGGATTTGAAGACTTGCCAATGAGCGAGGGCGCGGCAAAGTTGCCTGGGCTTTTGTCAGTATGTGTGAAGCCCAACGCCCACTAAACGGTCACTTGCACGGCCACGTTTCGCGCAAGGCAAGGATGATGCCCGTCAGAGGTCGCTTGCTCCACATCTCCGGGTGTTTTTCTGCCCAGTTTTTTGAAAGCCTGAACCGCCGCTCCGTTGGTGCCATTGCCGCACACTGACTGCTCCTTCACCAGCACACGGTCCCTCGGGTCGCGAAGGGAATCGGCGAGCGCGCCGAATAAGGACATCTCGCCATTCGCTCCGCTAATAAAGCCGAGGCAACCAAAGCGCTCAAAACCACCGCCCGTGCACATCCGATAAAGGTCCTGGACGGTTTCGAACTTCGGCTCGGCGCCCTGCGCACTGACGGGAATCGGCATGCTGGCTACGCCGAGTAGCCCGGCGGCGCCAAGCAGATACTTTGTCCTCATCGAAATCACCCCGTGCTCTAACGCGGGAAGTCTAGCACGCCGGCCACCTGCGGTTAGCTCAGGTTCACGTTCTCTAAGTCTATCCCCGGTTAGTCCCGGCTCCCAACCGAGTGCAGTTGTTCCCACACCCAGTGCGGTAAGGCCCTCAGATATGTCGCGCGCCTTTGCGCGATCTCGAATGACCTGTGGTGCGAGAGCTCTTTGCGTGTGGCCATTGCTGTGCCGTTGGTTCCTCGCTCCTTGTAAACGCACCATGCGTTCATGCGATTGAGACATCTGCGAACCGTAATGCGCCAGTCGATCATGGCGATTAAACTCCTTGTTATCTTGGGTTGTTATCGCCTCGCGGCGCAACGCCCAAGATATGGTCGCGCTTTTCTCGCTATTGGGATTTTTACGGGGGACACGTCGCCGCAGTCTAAAGATGCTTCACGACTGACCAAAGGATCAGGCCGGCGGCAAGTATTGCGATCGACGCGGCGATGACGGCCGCGGCTCTACTCGCGGTCCGTCCTTCTGCGCGAACGCAGATGTTGATCTCTAATTTTTCCGGTGGGGCGCCCATGGGTTTCCTTCCTTTAAGAATCAGGAACCCAAGGGCAGGGGGTATGGGGGGTCAGCATAACCAAGAATGCAAGACACGCGCGGGGAGAACTTTCGCCACAATTTGGCCAAGCGCCTGCACTTGCAGACTAACAAGCCTCGAAAATTGTGATTCTACCTCTGAATTTCGCAAACTTTGTCATGGCAGACTTCTGCCATGAGAGGATTTCTACCAGACAACCCATTGAGAGCATTGCCGTTCTCGTGCGCGGTTTTTGGCGATACCGCAAGTGAGTCAACAGCGAATGACCAATAACGTGACCAATAACTCACCCGCCTACCTCGCATAACTCACTCCCGTACCTCGCAACCGAACAAACAAGAACAACCATCCCGCTCCAAGATAGGCACCCAATGAAACGACCAACCAGCAAGAAGAAGGCGGACCCTTTCCGGTCTCCGCTCACGAGCGACACGCCGCTCCCCGCGCAATCGCTCATCGAACAGGGCGGCGATCCCTCGGTCCCGTCGCTCGCCTATGTGGCGGCTCTCCCCGAATGGAGTCTGATCCGCGACATCCTCGGCGGAGCGCGTCGTATTCGTGCGGCCGGCGAGCTCTATCTTCCGCGGTTCACGGAGGAGAGCGACACCGAATACACGGCTCGCAACAAGTACGCGCCCTTCGTCAATCACTTCAAGGACTCCGTCAACAGCATCACCTCGAAGCCGTTCTCGAAAGAGGTCGCGCTCCAGGGTGACGACATCTCGCCGCAAATCCGCGAGATCGCGGAGGATGTGGACGGCCATGGCGTCTCGCTGCACAAGTTCGCCCGTGACATCTTCAAGGAGGGCGTCGCCTTCGGCGTCGTCGGGCTGCTCGTCGATTACCCAAACGTCAATCCCGGTTCGACGCTCGCTGATGAGCGGCGCCTGGGCGCTCGCCCCTACTGGTCCATGTATCGGGCAGAGGACATCATCGCGCTCTACACGGAGATGCGGGCAGGGCGGAAGTACGTCAAGCACGTCCGTCTGCGCGAGGACATCGTCAAGCGCGTTGGCTTTTCAGAGATCCCGGTGCGCCGCGTGCGCGTGCTCGATGACGATGGTGTCAATCGCACCTGGCAGCTCTGGGAGGTCGGTGGCACCGGCTGGGCGCTCGTCGGTGGGGGCTTCATCACGCTGCCAGAACTCCCGTTCCGCTTGTTCAAGCCGGGCGAGCGCGAGTGGTGGACGAACGCCTGCGTCTCTCCGATGACCGACTTGGCCTACTTGCAAATCGAGCACTATCAGCAGAGCTCGAACCTCAAGCACATCCTCCTGCAGGCGGCCTTCCCAATGCTATCGGGCAACGGCATCTCGCCGCCGATCGACCCGGCCACCGGACAACCGATGCAGCTTCGAATCGGACCGGGCCTCGTGTGCTTTGCACCTCCTCAACCGGGCCTCACGTCGTCGATCCCGAGCTGGACCTTCATCGAGCCTGCCGGTCAATCCATCGAGAAGCTGCAAGCCCAGGTCGACAAGATCGAGGAGCAAATGGCAAAGCTCGGCATGGCGCCGATCGTGCGCGGTGGCGGGCACATCACCGCAACGGCAGAGGCCGTCAATGCCGCCAAGGCTCACGCCGCAGCCGAAGCCTGGGCGTCCGACGAAAAGGACGTGCTCGAGGAATTGTTCGTCTTCACCGCCATGTGGCTCAACATTCAGGCCGAGCCCGAGGTCTACATCCACACCGACTTCGGTGTGGAGCTGCGCGAGACCAACGAGAACACCGAGCTCATGGAAGCCCACGACAGCCGTGTCATCTCGCGCGAGACGCTGTGGGATGAGTGGGCGCGTCGTGGTTTCCTCGGACCGCAGTTCGATCCCGAGGTCGAAGAGCAACGCCTCGCCAAGCAATTGGAGGAGGACAACAAGCAAGCAGCGGCGCTCGCGGCTGCGACTGCGGCGGCCGGTGGTGGTCCCGGTGCTCCAAAAGATCCGAAAGTCGGCGACACCGGCAACACCGGCAAGAAAATTCTGCTCGCGAAAGACGACAATCAAGGTCTGCAAGACCAGATCGGTGCGGCGTAAAACGAAGTGCCTTGACTAGCCTCGCTGACCGTGCAACTTTCGGATCAACATCGAACGAATCTGTTCAACCCCGCCCGCGCACCCGCGCTGGCGGGGTTTTTCGTTTCGGCATTCGACCATCCACTCATGTTCTGGGGAGCGCTCGATATGTTTCGCAGCCAACGCATGAGTCCGGAGCAGACCTCCATCCAGGAGTCCCTCGCTGAGCTCGCCCGCAAGGTGAGCGTCTGCTTGATCTATCTCGAACAACTCACCAAGGGAGACATCAACATCATGACCGCCCTCGACACTCTCGCTGCCGTCGAGGCAGCCAACGAAGTCGCCGTGAAGGCGCTGATGGACAAAGTTTCCGCGCTCGTTGCGGATCACAACACGCTCGTCGCGCAACTCGCGACCGTCCCGGCGGATGACAGCGCAGCGATCTCCGCGATCGTCGCGAAGATGCAGGCCACCAACGACGCGATCACCGCCGCCGTGACCCCGGCTCCGGCCCCGGCAGCTCCGGCTGCTCCGGTGCCTGCGGCTCCCGCGCAAGACGCTGCTCCGGCCGCGCCTGCGGTTCCTGCGGCCGACGCTCCGGCGGCTCCGGCTGCTCCTGTCGCCGACGCTCCGGCCGCGCCGGTCGCAGATGCTCCGGCGGCTCCTGCAGCCCCCGCGCAGTAACCTGCTCAAGCGGGGATAGCTCAACGGTAGAGCACCTGGTCTCCAGCCGGAACGTGCTGGTTCAATTCCAGCTCCCCGCTCCACCCATAACCCCCCGCCGCGCCAAGGCCGGCGATGGCAGGACTTGAAATCCTGGCATCGTCGGCCGCCGCGGGGTTTTCTTTTAGGCATTTTGAATCCTCAGCAGGGCGCCCGCACTTTCCTCCGGGCAGATGCTTCCGGCCGAGCCCAACGTGAACGGCCACGAGCACCGTTGAAGACGATCGGAAGATTGAGGAGGCGCCCGAGCCCAGCGCCGCCATCACCGTCCGCGTTTTGCGCAAGTCGCAAAGAGGCTTTGCCGACTCGCAAATCGAGGTGTGAAAGAACTCGGCCGTCAACAGAAGGAGCAAACATGAAACACGTTGTTCTCGTTGTTGCGGCTGCGCTGTTCGCCACCTCCGCTAACGCCCTGCCTTGCCCGAGCACGGCAGACCAAGCGGCCTGCAAGGCGCACGAGGCTTACGTGGCGCAACTGCGAGCGAATCCTCCGAAGCCTGACCCGCTTGCGACGGCCATCACTGGTCGCGAGTACTCGCAGGTGCGAAACCCCGAAGGCCAGTAATCGCTCGATAAAAAACCTGGCGGACAAAACGACCCCGTCGCTGGAAACAGCGGCGGGGTTTCGATTCGTGTCTAACGCGGCGCCACCGGATGGTGCTCATGGCCCTGGAGATGGCGCATGTATCTTTTCGTCACGCTGATTTACCTCGCCGGCAGTTCTAGTCCGCAGGTGAGCGCCAAGCCGTTCGACAAGCTCAATGACTGCGAGGTTGCAGCTCACACGTTTCTCGTGAGCCCCGGCACCTGGCCGAAGAACACCATGTCCGTTGCGGCTGGCTGCAAGGTGGACGTGAAGCACTAAGGGAGCCGCCATGGCCAAGGTCGGTCATCAATCGAATTGGATCGCCAAGTCGATCCCGAAATCACACCGCGGCGTCTTCAAGGCGAAGGCGCAGCGCGCTCACATGACGACGCGCGCCTACGCGGAGAAGGAAAAGGGCGCACCCGGTAAGCTCGGCGCGGAGGCCCGCGAGGCGATCACGCTGATGGGTATGCGCAAGGGCAAACGGAAGGGCTGACATGGCGAGCAAGAAAGACGACAAGCGGGAAGACGCCAAGCGCGAGATCGACACTCCGCCATTCACTGGCAAGATCACGCTCGAGCGCAACGAGCATGGTGTGCTCGTCGCCATGGTCGAGGGCATCGTCCTCGAAGGCGTCGTCGGGCTCTCTTACGTCACCTCACCCAATCAGCTCTCGCTGACCCTGTATCTCGATCCCTCTGCCGTCATCTTCGCGACGAGCGGTGGAGAGCAGAAGACCATTCACTGAACTTCCTTCGCGTGGCCTGCCCTTAGGCCATGCATGAGCGAACCTGGTGCCCTCCGTCACCGGATCGCTTGCGACGGGGCGCGTGGTTCTCCTTTCACACGCGGCGCGCACCGAGTCAGGCAGACGGCCGTAGCAGGCAACGACCGCCCGCGCACCTGACCCCCGTCGCACTCCTTTCGTCCAACATCGGGACACGTCCATGACCACGAACTCGTATGTCTCTTCCAGCGACGTGCTCAAATTCTCCTGCGCCTCGCATCGTGCGATCGCGCCGGCGAGGGATGCTCTGCCGGTCACGCCGAACGACACCAACGACTTGCCGGTTTACGGCAAGCTTGCGGTGTTCAACGCTGGCACGGCAGCCGAGGTGATCCGCGCGGTCACCGTCGAGTGCCAGGACGACAGCGTGCATGTGGACCTCAAGGTTCCGGTCGGCCTCACCGTCATCGATTGGCTGATCATCCGCGCCGTGCGCGCGACTGGAACCGGCGCAGACATCACTGCCTGGGTGCTGACCTGATGTATTTCCCCGTGCACGGTCTTATGGGATGGTAAGCGTTCCAGCCGACCATTCCCCGATCGTCTTCCCGCTCATCAAGGATTTGAAACTCAGACTTAAGAGTCCCTTGCCCGCCCCAGCAATGGCACACACAAATTCGTCGGCAAACCTCTGCTTTTCCGGATACGTCATTCGCGCCCAATAGTTCTCGGCTACAAGAACACTAAGACTAGCTTCGGGATTCGGCATGTTTTGTAGGATGCCTGCCCCGAATAATAGCTGCACTTTTGGCCGAGCCCTTTGAAAAGTGGCCTGCGAGCATTCGTATGCTGGTGCCGCCGTCGTGCACGCTATGAGCAATAGAACTGCCGACACCACTGGTAGCGAAATATTGTACCGGATCATTGTGGCGTTTCTCATGCCCCTGGTATGGTGACCGTATCGTGGGGGAAGCGCATGCTCAAGTTTATTGGCTGGGTGATCGGCATTGTGCTGTTCTGCTGGGCGACGGTGTCGGCCTTCAGCATCTTCTCTGAGCTGAAGTTCCTCGTCGACGGCTGGACGTGGTCAGTCGATCAAGTTCCGATCTCCATCAGAGCTGTCGCGCTTGCGGTTGGCAAAAACGTGTCCGGGATCGTCGGAGGCTACCGCGAGTTCGTCCACGGCTTAGTCGAGATGTTGCGGCTGCCGCGCTTGCCGCAGGAAGCTTATGACGTGCTCGTGCTCGAAGTGTTTTCGATTAAGCGCGGAGAGTGGCTTCAGCGCCGAGATGCTTTGAAAGAACACGAGAGGCTGGCATTACGGCGTCAAAAGATTGAAACCGCAATTTCTAAGAACGACTATTCGGAGATAACAAAGGAAGAGGCCGAAATGTACAGTGCTCGTGGGCAAATGCGCGACGACCCTTCTCCATTGTTACTTCTTCAGTTATCACGTTGGCTATATTCCAAAACCTCGCATCTTGACACCAATTTAGATCGATATCGCGCAAGATTGATCGTCTCGTTCGTTTACTGTGGCACCGTCGCCATCATCCTCGCCGCCCTTTTCGGCATCGACTTCCTCTATCGGCACTTCGCATGACGAGCATCCGCAAGTACGCCAGTTGGGTGATCGGCATTGCGCTGTTTGTCTGGGCAATCTTCGGCACCTTCAGCACGCTTTCTCGACTTGGATTCGTTGTCGACAGCCTCGACTGGTCCGCGAATCATGCACCACTGACGGTGAAGACGGTCGCGCTGACAATCGGCAAGCTGATATCGCAATTGGTGACTGGCTATCGTGCTCTGGTGCATGGGCTGGTCCAGATGCTGCATCTGCCGAAGCTGCCACAGTTGATCTATGACTGGGCTGGCATTGCCGCCTTTTCGATGGCCAGAGGCCGGTGGATTACAAACCTCGCCGAAAAGCGGTACATGAAGGCATACGACGAAACTCGCGCTGCTGACAGACGTAGGGCTGAAGAGATAATAAACTCAATGTCTGAGGCCGATTCTAAGGCCGATAGAATGAGGAAGATGCGTGAGCTGGACTTTCCGTTTTCGTCGGTGATGAAATATTCCTTGTATCGCCGGGCAAGCGGCATCGCTTTACGATGGCAGCTTGGGGTCTTACAAAAAATTGCAGGCTCGTCCCTACTGATCAGCTTGTTAGGACCTCTAACAAGGGTCGTTGCGCAGGCCATCACGGCGTCGTTCTACAGCGGCCTCGTCGCGCTCGTGATCGCCGCCCTTTTCGGGATCGACTACCTGTACCGACATTTCGCGTGACCAACGTGCGCACGATCGCCGCGTGGATTTTCGGCTTGGCGTCTGCGGTATGGGCGCTGCACGGTTTCGTGAGCATTCTGTCGAAGTTGCAGTTTGTTATCGACGCCTGGGATTGGTGCGTTGCACAGGTACCACTGTCGCACAGGCCGATCTTGGTTGAATTTGGGCATCGCGTATCGGACTGGATCGCGGGCTATCGTGAGTTCGTCCACGTCCTTGTGCAGAAGCTGCATCTGCCGCCCCTGCCACCACTCATCTATGACGTTCTGGGCGTGGTTGTATTTTCAGGCGGGCGCGGAGTCTCGTTGAGCAAGCGGGAATACCAACGGTATTTGATGGGCGTGGACGCGAATGATCAGATGGCTCTCATGTACCACAGGCTGGAAGAACGTGGATTGAGCGAAGAGGAAAGAAACCGTAGAAAAATGCAGTTGGAAGAGTGGGCGGATGCGACTTGGAGAGAGCTTAAAGCTCATTCTCCTTTCTTCAGGCTAGATGTCCCTACGCCGTCTATTCTGATGTACCTGAACCATCGAACAATGTGGTTTCTGCGATATATCGGTGTTCCCTTTCATCCGCTGCGCGTCTACGCGATCTTTAAAGCTATTCAGAATTCATTAGTCTACGGCGGTCTCGTCACCATCATCATCGCCGCCCTCTTCGGCATCGACTACCTGTATCGACATTTTGCGTAGCTGGCGTTAGCGCGGCACCTTGATCACCGAAACAACGTTAGTATGTGGCCGAACGCGATCTTCAGTATCCCACTGAGGGGTGCGGCGACCGCGATGATTGTGGCCGACACGAGCGCGAACTTTCCGACAATCCGCACTCGTTGATTCTTACCGATCTCAATTTCGATGAGATCATCTTTTGGCAGTTCGTGGGGAGTCATGGCGACCTCGCAGTAGACCAACCATGCGAGGATGGACCCTTCCTGTGGTAGTTGCATATTCGCATTTTTTTATAGCGGCTATTTTCGCTGTTCTTTCTTCAACCAAGCGCCGTGTCTCCCTAGCGAGATCGGCCCATTCTTCCCCGTCTCTGACGGCCTGCACGTAGGGCGAGCCCCAAGCGTGCGGCGTTCTGCCGGCCCGTCATGCCGGTCACAGGAGCCGAGCGCTCCCTGCCGCCGGACTGCATCCGGTCACCGAGGCGACGCCTCAATCCCAGGATCAAGCAATGCTGAAAGCTCTTGTCGATTCCCTCGACAATCTCGACGACGCGACCAAGCTTCTCTACGTCCCGGTCACCGAAGGCGACAACGCCGGCAAGTTCATTCTCGCCGTGGAGCCTGTGAACGGACTGACCCTCGAAAACGTCGATGGTCTCAAGTCCGCATTCGCATCCACCAAAGGCGAGCTCGACAGCGCCAAGGCCGCCCTCGAAGGCTACAAGGGTCTCCCAGCACCCAAGACGCTGCGGACCCAACTGGCTGATCTGGAACGTCTGAAGAAGATCGACCCGGCGTCCGAAGCCGACCGTCTCGCGGCAGCGCGAGTGGAGGCCCAGGTCACGGAGTTGACCAAGTCGCACACCGACGAAATTGGCAAGCGCGACAAGCGTGAAGGCCAGCTCTCCGGCGAGATCACCCGACTTCTGGTCGAAAGCCATGCATCGACGGCGATCATCGAAGAGAAGGGCGTCCCCGAGCTTCTGCTCGGCGTCATCAAGCCACGCCTCAAGGTCGTGGAGACTGACGGGCATTTCAGCGTCCAAGTGCTCGACTCCAACGGGAACCCGGACATCACGATCAAGGACGGCAAGCCCGTCAACTCGACGATCACGGACCTCGTCAAGAAGCTCAAGGTGGACCCGAAGTTCGGGCGAGCCTTCGAAGCATCGGGGAACTCCGGGTCAGGCGCGTCCGGTAGCGGCAACGGAAATCTGGGAAGTGGCACCAAAGCCAACCCCTGGATGAAACCCACCGAGAACCTCACTGAGCAAATGCGCATCACGCGCGCCGATCCGACACTTGCTGCCGCGCTCAAAGCGCAGGCCGGCGTGGCGTAATCGGACCACCCATCCCGCCACTGAGAGGGGCCGCTGGCGCCTCTCATGTCTCAAGAGAAGAACAAGAACATGGCTGAGACCCTCCTCTCCGACCTAATCATCCCGGAGGTGTTCGATCGTTACGTGCTCGTCAAGACCACGGAACTGTCGCGCTTCCGTCAGAGCGGCATCCTCATCGACCTGACCGCTGAGCTCATGCCTCAGATGGGCGGCGTCACCGTCAACATGCCGTTCTTCAACGACCTGCCCGGGTCGGATGACGTCATGAACGACACGCTCGACCTGACAGTGAACAATGTCACTTCCGGCCTCGACGTCGCTGTGAAGCTCGGCCGCGCCAAGGCGTTCGGCGCGTCGGACCTCTCGGCCGACCTCACCGGCGCAGACCCGATGGCGGTGATCGCCAACCGCTTCGCGGCCTTCTGGGTTCGCGCCGAGCAGCACATCCTGCTCAGCGCCGTTGCCGGCCAGATCGGCAAGGTGACCGAGAACGTTTCCGATATCTCCATCCTCACGGGCTCGGCGGCGAACTTCGATCCGCACTCCTTCATCGACGCCTGCGGCGTGCTTGGTGATCACCAGGACGCGCTGGCCGGTGTGGCTGTCCACTCGGACACCTACAAGACGATGAAGAAGCAGGACCTCATCGACTTCATCAAGCCGTCTGATGGCGGCGAAGACATCCCGGTCTACCAGGGCAAGTTCGTCCTGGTCGACGACACCATGCCGAAGGTGAGCGGCGTCTACCAGACCTACATCTTTGGGCCAGGCGCCATCGGTTATGCGACCGCATCGCCGCGTCGCCCGGTCGAGATCGAGCGTCGCGCGCTCGTCGGTGCTGGTAGCGAGTGGCTCGTCCATCGTCGCTGGCTCTGCATGCACACGCGCGGTGTGAAGTGGACCCCGCAGAACGGCATTCCTGCCACGCCCGTCGGTGCCACCGCGCCGAACCCCACTCCGGCGAACACGGAGCTCGCGGACAGCGGCAACTGGACGAAGGTGTACGATCACAAGCTGATCCGCGCCGTCATCTTTAAACACAAGCTCGGCTCGTAACGCCGATCTGCTCGCGGAGCCGTTTCCAGCGGCTTTCAAGAGCCGGGGAGGGGCCTGCCCCTCCCCAACCAACTCTTTGAAGGTGAACCATGACCGCATATCGCACTACGTTCGACAGAACGCACATGTCGGCGACGCTCAAGGCGTTCTACGACTATCTCGACGCGGCGCCCGAACTCCTCCAGGACGCCGAGAATGTCACCGTGTCGCATCTCGCGGCGACCGCTCTGCCGGTCGACGCCTACCAAATCCTCCTGACCACGGATGGCGCCGGCATCGCGGCCCAAGTGGCGCAGCTCCCGAACCCGGCCTCCAACGGCATCATTGGGCAGCGTCATCTCCTCAAGTGCGCCTCGATCGCGCACGCGACCGACACCGTCTCCGTGGACAAGACGTACCTCTACAACGGAGGCACGATCACCGCGGTGGCGCTCACGACCGCTGGCGCGTGGCTCCTTGTCGAGCATCGTGGCGCGCACTGGACGATCATCGACTCGTCCACCGGCGTCGTCACTTAATAGTCCGAGACCGGGGCCGCCCTCATATGGCGCCCCCCCCGTTCTCGTGATGCAGGAGCACTCATGGCAACGATTGGTAATCCGCGCGGATGGTCGAAGCGCTTCGAGGCAGCGAAGGCTCGCTCGATCGGCAATCCCGTCCGCGACTACAACAATGCGGTGCGTCACGCGCACCAGCGGCAGACCGAGATCAAGCGCGACCTCGCAGACGGCAAGATCACGCAAGACGACTTCGACGCGCAGATGGTGGAGATCGAGGAAGTGCTGACGCGGCCGGAGCCTGGCTCCGTTGTCGTGGCTCCCGTTGATCCCGACCCAAGCGACGTCGAGCTGCTCCGCAACGACGGCGTGACGCCTCTGCTTCCGCCACCTGTCGCGATGAAGACGGACGGCGACCCGCTGGCGAACGGCGATGAACGCGGCGCAGGTCCGGCGCCCGGCAAGCCTGCCAGGTCCAAGAAGTAAGCTGCCCGTGCCGTAGCGGAGCTTCACCATGAAGGCGCGAGTGCGATCAAGTCGAACACGCTGGCGCAAGCCTCCGGTGCGTCGTCGGCTAGAGCGCTTCGATATCGATGACGAGAGCGCCTACATCGTCGAGACGCTCTGCGGCGATTTCGAAAAGGCTCCCAGCCCCGGAGATTGATCCATGTCCGCCTATGCAACGCGCGACGACGTGCTGGCTCGCTATGAGGCCGAGACCGTCGACCGCGTCTGCTGGGAGAAGGACACCTCGGCGCCCGACTACACGAAGCTCGATCGGGCGCTGGAGGACTCGGCGGCCGAGATCGACAGCTACGTCTCGACGCGCTTCCCGGTGCCGGTCAATCCGACCCCGCTGATCCTGCGCAACATCAACATCGACCTCGCGCTCTACTCCGCTGCACTCACGGCGGACAAGATGTTCGAGGAGCTCCAGCGCCGCGCGGATAGCTGGCGCAAGCACCTCGCGATGATCGCAAAAGGCCAAGCCGGTCTCGGCGTCCGCGAGGACTCGAGCCCGAACGACCCGTCCCCGGCGGAAGGCACGAACGTCGGCGCAGGCAACATCGTCAAGTCAATCCGGGTGTGAGCCAATGTCGCTGTTCTCCGCCGAGATCATCGGTCTCGCGCCGGTTGAACGGATGGTGGTCCGGCTCGCGCGGCCGACCTCCGGCATGGGCAAGGCGAGCCTACTTCGCCAGCTCGGCGCGCTGATCGCGAAGCAACACACCAGGCGGGTGCTCTCTGAAAAGACCTCGCCCGATGGCGGGCGCTGGGCTCCGCTCAAGCCGGACACGGTCAAGCGCAAGGGCAACGCGAACATCCTGGTCGAGAGCGGCAAGATGGCTCGCTCCTGGAGCCTCGCCTACGGCGCTGACAACGTTCGCATGCGAAACACCGCAACGTCGTCACGCGGCAAGGGCGTGCTCTACCTGCCGTTCCATCAATTCGGTACATCCAAGATGGTCGCCCGCGTCGTCATGGGCTTCTCCGCACGCAACGAGGTCGAAATCCACCAGGTCGTCAACGCCTGGGTTCATCGGCTGATTGGGATCGCCGCGTGACGGTAACGCGCTGCTAGTCCGTGAGGAACGCGAGGGCGATCACGAACACGATCCCCGGCAATCCCACACCGGGATGGATCAGCGCGGCAAGGAACATCAGCGCGAAGGCCCATTTCAGCCACATGCCGACTCTTCCTCTTGATCACCCGGTTTCACGAGCCCTTGGTGGCCCAATACACGATGAAAAGAGCCGGCACGCTCACCCACAGGGGAGGTGGGTAAAGCAGCACGATTAGGAGCAGCAACAAAAGCCACATGCCGACTCTTACGTGCCGCCTGGAGCTTTGGATGAGGTCAACCGCATGAGCATCATCGAATACCGCGGCAAGGTCATCGACAAGCTCAAGACCTCGTTCACGAACTTGAAGGACGTCCTGCCCCATCCCGGAAAATTCACGCTGGAAGACTTCGAGCGGCTCTCGATGAAGTCGCCGGCCGCCTATGTGGCGGTGCTCGGTGCTCCCGCTCACGAGAAACTGCCTGACGGCACGGTGCTCTTCGACGTTCACGTCGGCGTCTTCATCGCCACGCGCGGTGATCGCGGAGCGCAAGCCGACGTCGAGGGCTGGACGATCGCGGAAGCGGTCGCGGCTCTTGCCCAGTGGAACTACTTCAACGCCTCGGGCTTTCCGGCCGACAAGATCGAGATCGAGAACTTGTGGTCGACGGCTCAGGACAAGAATCAAATCTGCATCATGGGCGTCGCCTGGGTCTGCCAGCTCGCGATCGGCACCGACTACGCCTCGCAGCTCATGCAGGTCCAACAAGGCCAGACGTTCGTGTTCCCAAGCGTGACCACCCACGCAAGCATCGATGGCGACACCACGTCGCCTGATCCTGACACGATCACGGTCACTCAATGAGCCAAACCGATCCGATCGCGCAGCTCATGCGGCGCATCGAGGAGCTCGAACGGCGGGTCCGCCGCACCGTTTATCAAGGTCTCGTCACCGACGTCGACAAAGCAAAGCGCATGGTGCGCGTCGATGACGGCATGGCGGACGACGATGCCGATCCCAACAAGACCGACTGGCTCTACTGGGTTGAGCTCGCGGGCTCCGGCTCCGGCAGCCTGAAGACCAAGACACTCCCCGTCGTCGGCCAGCAAGTCACCGTCATCTCGCCATCCGGAACGCCGGAGAGCGCAATCGTCGTTGCCGGCCACTTCACCGACGACAACACCAAGCCCGACAGCGACGACGACGACTACGTTCGCATGAACGGCGACGGCGCTGTCTCGCGGATGAAGGGCAAGACGATCGAGCACAAGATCGGCGACAAGGCCTCCGTTCTGCTCGAAGAGGCGAAGATCACGCTCAAGGTCGGCAACTCGACGATCGTCATGGACGAGAGCTCGATCACACTGACCTCTACCGCGATCGCAACGGTCGGCACGACCAACCTCGGGCTCGACGACAAGAGCGATACCAACCTGCCAAAGGTTGTCACGCTCACGGGGCCAGCGAAGAAAACCTTCGCTAAACCAGGCTAGAACCCAGTTCCGGTCGGCATGTTCTTTCTGTCCGGCCTGCGGGAAGCGGGAGACTCAGCTTCTTGATGGCTACGTTCGCGATCGCGGGAAACTTCGCCTTTGGGCTTCCCTGGCTGGCCGGGCATGGGCCTGTCGATGGGATGGTGGGCCATGCTGCCCTCGTCGCGAGTCTCGGGATTGCCGGCGCGCTCTATATCCGGCGGTGCTTGACCGTAGCTGACGCTGATCGAAGCTAGTGCCGCGACCGCAAGGCAAGCGCAAATAACTGCTTTCATGTTCCGAACCTCTCAGGGTCGAAACCTACAATCGCGCCACGAAGCTGTGAATGCGTACCAGCACGGCTTGCGAAGATTCCCACAGACTCTCAACCAGGGTGACAACGATGGCCCCGAAGAAGACCCCGCGCGGCAACCTCGCTGCGAAGAAAGACTTCATCAAGGTCGGCGACGGCTTTGTCGGCACGACCTGGTACGTCAGCGGGCAATCGATCCGCATGACGGACGAGCAGGCGAAGTACCCGGCCATCTACGGATGGATCGTGCGGCCCACCGATCCGGTGGCAAAGGCCGCCGCGCCAAAGCCGCTCCTTCCCAAGAGCCAAGTGCTGAGGTGACCTATGCCCGCGCTGAACCCGACTGCTTCAGCGGTTGCCGGTGAGCGGGTAGGCACCAACAAGCTCACGGGCAAGCTGCTCTACGGCTTTGCTCATTGCGTCCAGTCGATCTGGGACATTCTCACGACGCGCTTCAACACGCGCGTCATGCTGCTCAACTATGGCAGCGATGTTCCGAGCCTGATCGACAAGCCGGGCAACCGCGAGACCTTCGCGCGATTCTACAGCGCCATCGCGGTCGCCTTGCAGAACTGGGAACCCGGGTTTCGCGTGACGCAGTTCAACATCGTCGACGCGAACCAGGACGGCCAGTTCACGATCGAGATGATCGGCATCTTTTACCCGCGCGGGCACCTCGGCGACTATTCGGTCTCCGAAAACGCCACGACGCGGTTCCTGATGGCCGTCGGTCAGAACGGCGTTCTCTTCACCACGGGGCCAGTGTCTCCATGACCAATCGCTTTTCGGTCATCGACCTGACGCAGCTTCCTCCTCCGCAGGTCATCGACCCACTCGACTACAACACGGTCATCCAAGCCCGCCTCGACCTCGTCACCCAATTGTGGACGGCTTTCCAGGCGCAGAACCCCAGCCTGCCCAACCTCGACACGCTCGATCTTCAGTCCGAGCCCATCACCATCGTTCTCCAGGCCGACGCCTACCGCGAGCTCTTGCTTCGCGGGGAGATCAACGACAAGTGCAAGGCGCTCCTGCTCGCCTATGCGGAGGGCCGCGACCTCGACCAGATCGGCGCGGACTACGAAGTCCAGCGCATGGTCGTCACGCCGGCAGACAACACCACTTCCCCGCCGACGCCGGCGGTGATGGAGAGCGATGATCGCTTTCGCCTGCGCATCCAGCTTGCGCCCGACGCCTTCTCGACCGTTGGTCCGTGGGGCGCTTACGTCTACTGGGCACTCACCACCGACATCTCCATCGTTGACGCGAACGCGATCGCTCCCGGTGTAGGCGATACCCCGGACGGTCGGGTGAACGTCTACGTTGCCGGCGCGAATGGCGTGCCGGTTGCCAATGACGTCATCGTCAAGCTGCTCACGTTCTACCAGCGAGAGGACGTGGTCCCGCTCACCGATGTTCCTTCGGTCATCGACGCGACGGTCGTCTCGTATGACGCCGCGATCCAATTGCTCGTTGCGCGTGGTCCTGACCCGGTGCTCATCAAGGCCCAGTCGGCTGCGGCCGTGCAGGCTTATGCCGCAAGCGTCTACAAGATCGGGCAGACGGTCTACGCGAACGCGCTCCTGGCAGCGGCCAAGGTCGGCGGCGTGCTCAACGCGACCTCGCCCTCGCTCGTCGACATCGTCTGCGACGGGACGCAGATCCCGCACCTGCGGACCCTGGTCCTCGCTACCCAAGACGAAGCTCCTCCGGTCCTACCCCCGCCACCCGCTACGGCGATCGTAGAGGGCGGCATCTTCTGACAACAAGGGCCACGTCATGACCGCTGTTGGCCCTGTGGTTCCGTATGCGGACCATCTGCTTCCGACCAGCTCCTCGGAGCTGATGCAGGCGCTCTCCGCGACCGGCAAGCGGATCACGCAAATCCCGGTCCCGATCGACACGGTCAAGCAGCCGCAGGCGACGCCCGCTCAATTCCTCGCGTTCCTCGCGTGGGAGCGCAGCGTCGACATCTGGAACCAGGACTGGCCGGATCAGATCAAGCGCAACGTCATCGCCGCTTCGATCCCGCTGCACTTCAAGAAGGGCACCGCCTACGCCATCGAACAGTACGTCCGCTACGTCGGCGGCACGGTGCTCAAGTTCGATAAGCCGCCGGCCAAAATCTTCTCGGGTCCTTCGCTCACGAGGGCAGAGCGCGAATCCTGGCTGGAAACTCTCCCGCAGGTCCGCGTCTACTACTTCCGCGATACCGGCACGGCCGGCCCGCACAAGGCGTTCATCGGATCGCAATTCTCGGCGAACACCAAGAGCCGCAACTTCTACTCGGCCGGGATGTTCTCGATCCCGTCGATCGCCTTGCAGCATCTCGAGCGGAAGGCGACCTGGAACGTCAACGGTGTCGACACCGACACCACGGTCACCGACTTCGGCAACTATTACCAACTGCACTTTGTCGGTTCGGCTGGTGAGAAGGTCTTCACGCATACGCCATCGAACGCGGGGAAGTTCTTCATCCCATCGGACGCCTGGCGGCGGCTGGCGACCATCATGCCAAACACCACGACGCCGTGGCGGATTGCGGTCGGCCCAACGTTTCAGGCGATCACCGCGCAACCCGAGCTCGTCACCGAACCAGGCCAGCGCGGACGCTCGGTCTTCACCGGATCGAACTACGTTCACGGTACCGGCTCGTTGATGGGCCACAGGAACTACTTCATCCCGTCGACCTCGAAGTACCGGGTGTTCGATCGGTATGCGGTGTTCGACGGCTCGACCGGCCTCAAGCGCCCGAACACACAGTTCATGGGGACCGGCCGCTACGGCTTTCCGGCTCACACCGCGATCATGCACGTCTCGGTCCCGAGCACGCGAAGCCCGTGGGCGGCATCCAGTGATGGCGTCTTCATCCCGAAGACGCGCTTCTGGGTTCCTCACAATCCCGAGCCCATGAAGCTCGTCCGTTGGGCCACGGAAGCGGCGAAGCGGCTCTCCGACAAAATCCTCATCCAATCAGGCCCCATCGCCGCGTTCGTGGCTGGGCGTCCATTCATCGCAGGCGTCGACTCCTACGTGGTCGGGTCTCCGAGAGCTTAGAGGCAGGCATGGAAAAGCAGGTCATCTTCCGAGACTATCAAGAACAGCAAGCCTCGGATCACAACAACCTCCAGGGCTATGTCCGGGGTTCGCTCGACGATCTCGTCTATGACGCGGTAACGGGCACGCTGCGCTATAGCGGCTTCAACACCGTCAAGTCGAACCAAGCCGAAATCACGGTGGCGCCAGGTCGCTTCTACGGCAAGAACACCGCCGGCCAGCCCGGCGCCGTGTTCTCGCTCCCGACGCAGACCGTGCAGTCGCTCGTCTCCTATCTGGCCGCATCCTCGCAGCGCATCGTCACCATCGTCGCCTATGGCGTCGAGAACCAGGTTGACGTGCAGACCCGCGACTTCCTCACCAATGTCACCACCGGTCAGACCGAACCTCAGCCGGTCGCCATGACCTCCTCGCGTGACGCGGTGCTCGCAGTCCTCCAGGGCGCGGAAGGACCGGACCCGCAGGCTCCGGCGATCGCATCCACCCAGGTTGGCATTGCCAACGTGTTGCTCGATACGAGCGGCGTCGTCTCCGTGACAATGCTCCCGGCAGGACAGGTGACCTCGACCGAGGCACTCGATAACCGCCTCTCGAACGTCGAGAACTTCGACAACCAGATTGCGCCGCGCGTGTCCGCGCTCGCCGCCGACTTGGCTGCCCTCGCGAACAAGCTCAACGAATCCGGCCAGCGCACCGACGTCATCAAGCTCTACCAGGACATGGCAGAGGTGAAGGCGAAAGTCGGCCTCCCAAGCACCTTCGCCGACTACGGCGCTGACTACTTCCTGTGGCCAGACACCACGCAGAGCGACACCGCCGACACGCAGTCGCTCGGCTGGAACGCGCTTGTGGACATGGGCGTGCGGTTCCCCGCTCAGAACGCCGCCATCTTCGCGCTCTCGCTGTTCAATCCGCTGGACTCCAATGCAGCGTACCAGAACGGCCTGCTTCTGCCGGTCTATGACAACACGCTGAAGCTTGAGACCGGCGCCTTCAACACGTCGATTGCGATGGGGCAGTACGGCTACCAGACCTACGCACTGGTCGAGAAGGACATTGCCTACTCGCGCTTGCGCGATGGCGGCTCCTACGCGGTCTGCACCAATGGAGTGACCTGGCAGACGAGTGCCGCGACCGGAACCCCGGCCTGGTGGCTCCCGAACTTCTCGACCTACGAGACGGTGACGGTTACCGACAACGGCGATCCGAACCATCTCATCCATTACTACCAATATTGGTGGCACGACTCCTGGACCGAGCCGTACTGGGAGCTCGACACCATCAACCACTCGGTCAACGGTGCGCAGCTCGCCCAGACCTTCTTGTGCTCCAGCGACATGTGGGTGACCAAGCTCGGCATCTACATTCAGTCGGTGGCCTCGGCGACCGACGTGTGGCTAACCCTCTGTCAATGCACGAACGGCGTGCCCGACCTCACCAAGGTCATCTCGCACCAGAACATCGCCGGCGCGGCACTCGTGCAGGGCTGGAACGAACTCGCCATCACGCCGTCCTTCGCGTCGAAGGGCGATCGCATGGGCGTGCTCGTCACCTGCGCGGCGAACCATCAGATCGGCATGGCGGACGGCGGGTCGTACCTCGACGGCACGTTCATGTACTCCACGGACGGCGCCTACTTCCTGGGCGACTTGACCAAGGAGATGATGCTCCGCGTCTACACCGCGGAGTTCCGCGCGCCGCAGGTCACGATCGAACTCGGGGCGCTCAACCTCGGCGGCGGTATCCGCGACATCGACTTGACGGCGCGCATGATCGTGCCGGCCTCCTGCGACCTCATCTTCGAGGTGTTGCCGGATGGAACCGGCACCTGGCTGCCGATCACGCCCGATAACCCACTGGTGCCGTTCGCTACGGCCCCGGTGCTCGCGCGGTTCCGTGCCCGCTTCGTCGGCACGCCGGCTGTTGCCCCTGGCATCAAGCTCACGGACTCGATCTGTAAAATCTGGTGTCCGGCGAACACGTTCCGCCACGTCTCCTCCTCGGAGGTGTTGCCGTCCTCCTCGACCAACATCACGGTCCGCCTGCTGGTGGAGGGCTTCAACCCGGTCGCGCATACCTGCACAGCCAAGCTCCACGGCAACTTCGCGCTGGCAACCGGCTCGGTCACCCTCACCTCGAACCCGGCCACCGGGACCACGATCGTTCTCAACGGGACGACGGTCACGTTCGTCACGTCCGGGGCGACCGGCAATCAGGTCAACATCGGGGCGAACCTCGCCGCGACGCTGACTGCGTTGGCGACGTTCCTTTCGGCCTCGGCCGACGCCCAGATCGCGAAGTGCACCTACTCGGTGACGACCACGGTCCTCAGCATCACGGACAAGACCGGCGGCGCGGGCGGCAACTCCTTCACGCTCGTAACCACGGTCTCCGGCGCAACCCTCTCCGGCGCAACGCTGACAGGTGGTGGCGTTGGGTATCTGAGCCCGATCGCGACGGCGTCGACGTTGCTGGACGCGAGCATCGCCCAGTACCAGATCGACTTCACGTTCACGCCAGCGCCGGGGATCACGACGTTCACCATCGTCATCGATGGAACGACGAATGCCGTGGCGAACACGTTCCACGTCGCTGAGCGCGTCTTCTGGGCGCTCTGATCTAGCGACAGCAAAGGCGCGGCCTTCGATGGCCGCGCCTCTTTCCTTTCCCCGACTTTGGAGTTTGGCAGATGGCCATGACGCCCGTCGCCCAGCCGCGATCCGGCCGGGCAAACCATAAGGCAGCCAAGGCTGCGCTGCTCGCGCTCAGCGACGGCCTGCCGCCCCCGCCCGCGACGTTCGATCCGGCGAAGCAGTACCGCGTGCGGCTCACGCGAACCATTCTGCTCGAAAGCGGAATCGCGCTGCGACCGAGCCAGGACGTCGTCGCGCGCGGTGACTTCGCGGAAACCAACCGCGACGCGATCTCGGGCGCCAAGGTAGTGGGGTGATCCGATGGCCCAGCGTTATGACCAGCTCTACAAAATCAAGCAGGGCGACGACCTGGGCGACCCGACGCGCTGGAATCCGAAGTTCCAGGACATCGACCTGCGCCTCGCGGCGCTCGAGGGCACGTTCTCCAAGATCGACGCGGCCGTGGCCGAAGTCACCGCGCTCGGCATCAGCCGCCTCAACACCACCTTCGCGCCGCTGATCCAGTCGTTGACCAATCAGATCAACGCGACCAATGCGCTCGTCGCGCAGGCGCAGGCTGACGTGGCCACTCTTGAAAACATCTTGAGCACCACCGTGGTGCTCGACGGGGGCACGTTCTAATGAGCACGGTCAAAATCCTTCGCTCGACGACGCCAGGTGCCGTTCCGACCACGCTGCTGTCCGGTCAGATTGCCATCAACGAGCATGATGGCATCATCTTTTGGCTGGACGCGACGTCGGGAAGCGTCGCCTTTTACAACTTCACCAGCCCGATTGCGCCCACGCAAGTAAGCACCGACAGCTCGACCAGGGTCGCCACCACTGCGTTCGTGCAATCCCTCCTCACCGCGCTGCTCAATGGAGCTCCGGCGGGGCTGAGCACGCTCAAGGAGCTGGCGGACGCGATCAACGACGACACGAACTTCGCCGGAACGCTCACGGCCGCGCTCGGCAATCGGTTGCGCTTCGATGCGGCTCAGGCGCTAACGCCCGCTCAGCAGTCGCAGGCAGTCAGCAACCTTGGACTGCCAGGGCTGGGCACGGTCTCGGCTGAGAACATCGCGACCGTTGCTCAAATCCGAGCACTGACCGCAGGTGTCGCGATCGACACCGGCGGGCTCTCCTCGGCGCTTGCACCCGTCGCAGGTGGCAACGTGTCCGGCAACTTCACGCCGGACTTCACGCAGTTTGTCCACATCGCCTACACGCTCACCGCGAACAGCACGCTGAAGTTTCCGACGGTCAGCTTGACCCCGGTTGTCGGACGCTCCGGCACGATCAAAATCTCGGAGAACGCCACCGGCGCCTTCACGCTCGGCTTCGATGTGCCAGGCACGTCTGGATACATCTTCGACAGTGGTGCGACGGCCTCGATCGACAGCGCCGCGTCGCGGGACAACCTGTTCGGCTACACGATCCTCTCCACCACGCGCATTTTCCTCTCACTCGTCGGTAAGGGCGCTCGCTAATGCAAAGGGCGGTCGTCTACTTCCAACCGGCGAAGCCGGGGGGATACGAACGCTATGCGTTCGAGCGCGGGCGCGTCGTGCGCCGGCGGATCGGGCGGTACGCAGTCGTGCGTGGTCGCGTCGTGCGGCCGATCGGCACCATCCCCGGAATGATGCCGCTGGGCGGTGGAAAGCCCGCCGTCATCCCCGGTTCGACCAGCTACGCGACGCCGGGCACGTACAGCTTCATCGTCCCGAACTACAACGCTCTCGTAGTCGACGTGAAGGGTGCGGGCGCCGGTGGCGGGCAAGGGCTGTCCACCCTCGGCGGCAGCGGGAGCAACGCCGGCGCGAGCTCCTTCGGCAGCGCGACGCCTTTGGTCGGGAACGGTGGCACCGGCGGAGGAGGCGCTTACAGAGTACAGACCGGCACCGATTGCTGTGGCAATCCGATCTATGCACCGCAAAGCGGCGGAGCCGGTTCTCCAGGAACCGGCACAGGTGGCACGGCCAACACCACGGGTGGCGGTGCGCCAGGGGGGGGAGGCGGCACCTATGACGCAACTGGTGGTACAGGCGGCAGTGGCGGTCGCTCGCAACGGACGTTTTTGTCTAGCGACGTCGGGGCGCCTACCGCAGGTGCAATCATCACCGTGGTCGTTGGCGCGGCAGGCGCCGGGGAGCCTTGCACTAACGCCCCATCGGCCGCCGGTTCTGGCGGAGCCAATGGTTCTGTCTCGATCTCGTGGAGCTGAGTGATGGCACGTCCTGCGACTCAATACTTTCATCACGAAGGCATGAACTCGACGCTCTACACCTTCGAAAGCGCAGGCGATGAAATCGCCATGCACGCACACAACTTCGCTCACCTCTCGATCCCGATCAAAGGCCGCTTCCTCGGCTACGACGGGGAGGGGAGGGAAGTCGCCTTCGAGGCTGGCGGCTTGCCGGTGGAGTTTCTGCCCGATCACAAGCACGCCATCCGCGCGCTCGATGACGGTGCGGTGCTCCTCAACATGCAGCGCGCCTCGCCCTCGCAGACCACGACGGTTTTTGAGCCCGTGGTGAAGTCGGTGACGCCGAACACTGCGAACGTCGTCAAGCGCGCCATCCCGTTCTGAGGACAGCATGACCAACAAGCTCATCGTTCGCGAGACCTCGCCCGGGGTGTTTGTCGAGTTGTTCCCGTTTGACAGCACTGGGGCTCCGACCCTCATCAACACCGGAACGAGCGATGCTCCGGTTGCGCACTCCTTCGACATCACCTCGCTCTGGGGCGACGTCGATCTTAACGCGATCGGTATCCATCGCGTTGATCCGGTGCCCCTCCCGACCGATGGCTCGACGGTCACCGGTTATCACTTCGCGAAGGTCGGCAACGTCGTGATGCAGGTGATCGACGCCACGCCCCTCACCGTGGATGGTCTCGTCGCCTACGCGGCCACGGCGCGCTACAACAAGGAGACGGCCGGAATCACGGTCAGTGGCGCTGCGGTCACGACCGACCGCGCAAGTCAGGCCATGCTCGCTGGCGCCTTCAATTACTGCCAGCAGAACCCGACGACCGCCATCAACTGGAAGACCGCGACCGGTGCTTTTGTCACGCTCACGGCTGCGCAAATCACGGCGATCGCGGATGCGGTCGGCGCGCATGTCCAAGCCTGCTTCAGCAAGGAGATGACGGTGGTCACCGCCATCAAGGCAACCCCACCCACGATCACGACGACTGCGCAGATCGACGCTCAGTTCGCGGCGATCACGACGTAACGCCGCTTCGCCACAAAACCAAGAACCCCTCAGAGGCACCCGGTGACCGGGCTGCCCGATAATGGAGGCTGCCCTCAATGGTCACCGAATATCGTCATGGCATTGAAACGATCGAGGTGGATGACGCAATCCGTCCGATCCAACTCGGGCCGTCCAACGTCATCGGTCTGGTCGGCACCGCGCCGGACGCGGACCCCGACCTCTTCCCGATCAACGAACCTATCCTGATTGCCGGCAACGCGCGCGATGCGCTTGCGCTCGGAACCACGGGCACGTTGCCCGATGCGATCGAAGGCGTCTTCGATCAGTTCGGCGCGGATGTGGTCCTGGTGCGCGTGACCGAATCGCAAACCACGAACGTCCAGCTCTCGAACCTGATCGGTCAGCAGACCGCACTCACCGGCCTCTTCGCTCTGAAGAAGGCCAAGGCCCTGCTCAGCCTGATCCCGAAAATCCTCATCGTGCCGGGCTACACCGCGCAGCGTCCTGCCGATGGTGTCGCGAGCGTTGACGTTAACACTGGCGGCCAGGGCTATCTCTCCGCCGCCAACGTGATCATCACCTCTGCCGGTGATGGGCAAGGCGACACCTACCTCCCGGTCGTCCAGAACGGCGGCATCACTGCTGTCGTCCCGCAGAAGAAGGGCTTCGCGTTTAGCGCTCCTCCGACGCTCACCGTCACCGACTCGTCGGCCGCGCCCGCTAACGGAACGCTCACCTTCACCGCCAATGCGGCCGAAGGCGACACCGTCACGATCGGCTCTCGCACCTACACGATCACCGCGACCATCGACGCGGCGAACAAGGTCAAGCTCGGCGTCGACGCAGCGACCACGGTCTCCAACCTGATCGCAGCCATCAACGCTGGGACCGGGTCCGGCACCGCTTACGGCACCGGCACGGCCGCTCACACGCTGGTGACTGCATCCGCAGGCACCGGCACGGCGCTGGTCGTCACCTCGAAGGCTTCTAACGCTGCGGCGAATGCGATTGCCACGACCAAGTCCAGCGCTGTGGCCACTTGGGGCAGTGCGACGCTCATCGGCGGCCTGGGTGGTTCCGGCGCGGTGCTCACCGCGGTTCTCGGCCATGTCGCCAACCCGGTGGTCGCGGAGCTGATCGGCGTTGCCGAAGACATGCGCGCGATCATCATCGCGGACTCGCCCGGCACCTCTTATGTCGACGCGATCGCCTGGCGCAACGACTTCGACACCGATCGCCTCTGGATCGTCGAAGGCGGCGTGCAGGTGTGGGACGCCATCAACAACGTCGCGGTCGTAGAGCCCGCTGCTCCGCGTCTCGCCGGCATGCAAGCCTACATGGACCAGAACTTCGGCTTCTGGTACTCCGCCTCGAACCAGCCGCTCAACGGCGTCGTCGGTGTCAACCGGATCATCGACTGGTCGTTCACCTCTTCGACCGTCGAAGGCCAGCTCCTCAACTCGCAGGCGATCGCGGTCGTTGTCCACGACGCCGGTTTCCGCGTGCTCGGCACCCGCTCGCCCACCTCGAAATCGGTCTGGAAGTTCCTGCCGGTTCGCCGCACCGCGGATCAGGTCTACGACGCGATCGAGAACGCGATGCGCGAGGCTGTCGACAAGCCGATCAATCTCGGCCTGCTCGACTGGATCGAGGGCTCTGTCAATGCTGCGCTGCGCACGCTCGCAGCGCAGGGCGCCATCATCGACGGCAAAGCCTGGCTGGATAAGTCGCTCAATCCGGTCACGCAGCTCCAGAACGGTCAGCTCGTGATCGACTTCGACATCGAGCCGCCGGCTCCGCTGGAGCGTCTGACGTTCCGTGCGCACCGCAACGCGGGCTACTACACGGAAGTCCTCGACGCCTTCCTGCTCAACGCGCAGTAACCGGTCCTATCCAAGAGACCGTCACCGACAAGAAACGCATCGGGGCCGCCTCCTGCACGGAGAGCGGCCCCTAACTTTTGGAGGACAAGATGCCCATTAAGGACGTCTTTCGCGACTACACGCTGTTCATCGATGGCAACCTGTTTTCCGGCGACGTCTCGCAGGTCACGCTGCCAAAGTTGAACTGGAAGGTGGAAGAGTATCGCGGCGGGGCAATGGATGTTCCCGTCGAGGTCAAGCTGGGCCACGAAAAGATCGAGCTCGACTTCGATCTGACCGCGCACTCGGCGCTCCTGACTGGTTTCTATGGCCTCGGCCAGGGCAACCAGAAAATCTTCAAGTTCTTCGGCGTCCTGGTGGACTACCAGGGCAATGAGAAGGGCGTGCAACTCGAAACTCACGGCTTCATCCGGTCAGTCGACCGAGGGACCGTTCAGCCCGGTAGCAAGACGACCGAGAAATACACGGTCTGTTGCGACTACCTGAAGCACACCATCGACAATGTCGTCGTGCTCGAGATCGACGCGCTGAACAAGAAGTTCATCGTGAACGGCGTCGACCAGGCCGCCAACCAAAGGCAGCTCCTCGGCATCGGCCTCTAACCCCTAAACTGGAGACCCCATGAGCGGTAATGCTGCGCCATCGACTGGCGAGAAGCACGTTGTGAAACTGAGCATCCCGGTGACGTACCAGGGGACGACCTACCCGAGCCTGACGCTCCGCCGGCCGAAGCTCAAGGACTCTCGCCACCTCACAGAGGCGGACAAAGACCCCGTCGGTGCGCAAGCCAAGTTCTTCGGCCAGCTCGCCGAAGTCCCACCTGCCGTCATCGAGGAGCTCGACACCGTCGACTTCAAAGTGCTCCAGGCATGGGTGGAGTCTTTTACGAAGGACATCGAGAAAAAATAATCGCGTGGAAGATCCACGCGATCGTCCTCTACGAGCGCTGGCGCTGGACGCCGGAGGTCGTTGAGGAGCTCGATGTCGAAGACTTCGTCTTCTACACCCAGACGGCGACTGAGCTCTACGAAGCGGAAGCCCGCGCAACGCGCGGGTGACCCAATAACAACAGGAGAAGGCCGACATGTCGACGATGGACGTTTCGGTCATTCTCCGGCTTGTCGATCAGCTCTCCGGTCCCGCGCAGAAGGCCGCGAAAAGCCTGCGCGACATGGTCAGTGCGGCCAAGCAGCTTGGGGGACTCAAGCTCGACCAATTGCCGAAGGTCTTCGATGCGTCCGCGAACGCGACGGCCCGGCTCCAAGGCAACCTCAAGCAGCTCGACGTCGCCATGCGCGGCGTGACCAGCAACGCAGCCTCGCTCAACCGCAGCCTGGCGGCGGCGGGCAACGCAAATCCATGGCGGGCGCAAGTCGCCGGCATGCGGCAGGTTGCAGCGATGCAACGCCAGCTCATCAACAATCAGGGCAGCATGTCCCATGGGGGGCAGGGCATGCTCCTGCAGCACCCGGTGATCCATGCGGTCGGGCACGGCCTCAGGGAGATCGCGGGCGCCGGCATCGAATACAGCCGGGAAGGGGCGCTTGCCATGATGGCGGGCCGCACGCCCGACGAGCTCGACGCGATGAAGAAGCGTGCCCGCGAGGTTGCCGGCTCCGTGCCGATGACCACCGAGGCGGAATCCATCAAGCAGATGTCCGAAATGGTGATGGCCTTCGGCAATCTGGAACACACGATGGAGTTCGCCGAGAAGTTCGCGCGGGTCGACGCACTCATCTCGGCTGTGCAGGGTCACCGCGTCGAGGGTCAGAGCTTCCATCTCGCTCGTGCGCTCGAACAGGTTGGGGCCACGAAAGACACCGCGCGCGCCGACGTGTTGCTCGATGATTGGGCGAAAGCGATCGTTGGCTCGCGTGGGAAGATCACGCCCGAGCAGATCAACATGTCGACCACGTATATGCGTGGATCGAAGTACGCTGTGGGCGACGACTTCCTCGGCAAGGTTATGCCAGCGCTCATCATGCAGAGCGCGCGAGCGTCCTCGGTCGGCAACGAGATTGCCTCGCTCACCGGATACATCGTCGGCAACCGTCTACCGAAGGAGAAAATCCCGGACCTCATCGCCGCCGGACTGATCGACCCGAGCAAGGTCGTTCCGGACAAGCACAGCGCTTCGAAGATGAAGCTCACGGAGAATGCCTTCTACGGTTCAAAGGACTATCTGAACAACCCGTTCGAGTGGGTGGTCAAGTACGTCGGCGATATGGCGAAGCGAGAGGGCCTCGACACCGCTGCGAAAATCTCTGAGCGCATCAACTACCTGTTCTCTAATCGCATGGTCGCCGACATGGTCGGCGAGGCGGTCATCAATCAATCGCAAATCCGCAAGGATATTGGCCTGTTCAACCAGGCTCCTTCGGCTGCGGAAGCTCTCAAGATCGGTCAAGCGAACGATTGGACACAAGCTCTCTCGAACTTCGGCGCTGCAATCACCGACTTCGCGAAGAACATCACCGGTCCGGTCATCAAGCCGGCGATCGGCTTGCTCAACCAGCTCTCCGCCATGATGCGGACGGTTGGCGGCTCGTTTGTCGGCCAGCTCGGAACGCTCGCCACACTCGGCGGTCTCGGCTTCATGATGATGCGGTCGGGCGCGCTTACGGCGTTGCTCGGAGGCGGGCTGGGCTTCATGGGCGGTGGACCCGTCGGAATGCTCGCTGGCACCATGCTCGCCGAGCGGCTGTTCGGGATCGGTCCCGCCGCAGCCGGAGCGGCGGCCGGAATCTCCATGCTCGGCACGGCACTCGGGGCGATCTCGGCTGTCCTCGCAGGTCTTGCGCTCGCGAAATGGATCGACGGGACGCAGGGTGCGAAGGACCTCAACAAGGCGATCCTCGGTGACAATCAACTCACCGGCGACTTCAAAGGGGATGCCGCAAAACTCTACGCCGGCAAGGACGGTCTGCGCACCTGGATGCGCAAGCAGCTCGGCATTCCCGAGGATGACGGCAAATCTGATCCCGTGCCGTGGGGAGGAAGCCCGAACTTCAGCGTCGACGACATCAGATCGCGGCTCGGCATGGACCTCAAGCCGGAAGGCGAGAAGGCCGGGCAGAGCTGGCTCGACGCGGTGATGGAGGTGATCAAAAGCCTCGGCACCATGTCGATCCCTGGTCCACAGATCGCGCCTCCTGCGGTCCCGCAGAACTACCAGGCGCCGGCGCCTGCGCCTGCGGATCAGCGGGCGAGCATCGGGAACATCAACATCCATGTCCATGGCAGCGGCGATCCGCATGCGACCGCTCAGGCGGTCTACAAGCAATTCACCGCCGCCGTCGATCGTCACCTCTCGGATGGAGCCTACGCCACATGAGCGACGTCCTGCTCGCTATGGGGCCGTATCTCTTCTACGCCACGGCTCCATCCTTCGAGAAGCTGAAGTTCCAGGCGGCGTTTCGCCTGGCCGAGCAACCGAGGCTGGCGCGCGATGTTGCGCACCAGTTCCTCGGGCCCGGTGCGCGCGAGGTCAATCTCAACGGCATCATGTACCCGGAAGCCTTCGGCGGCGCGGAACTGCTCTCGGCAATCCATGCGGGCGCTCGCGCCGGCATCGTGTTCCCGCTCATCGCAATGACCGATGCAAGCCTCACCGGCGACGTGATGGGAATGTGGCAAATCCATCATATCGCGAACACGCGCACCTACTTCGGTGTGAACGGCGCACGCAAGATCGAGTTCGAGCTTTCACTGCTCGCCTATGGCGAGGATAACGGCTTCATCGGAGGGCTGTTCTGATGCCTTCTTCGATCTACGTCACCATCCAGAACGACCGGCTCGATAAAATCTGCCGCGCCACTTACGGCAGCGAGCGGGGAGGGACGGTCGAGGCCGTCCTTAACGCCAACCGCGGCCTCGCCGCACTCGGTCCGCTCTACCCGGCGGGCACCAAGATCACGCTCCCGGATCTCGGGACGCCGCAGCTCCCGATCAAGCAGACCATCAACCTCTGGACGTGACCCATGAGCACTCCCGCCTTTGGCATCTCGCTCGGCGGGACTGATATCACGGGACACTTCACTGATCGCCTGCTCGCGCTCGACCTCATGCTGCACGATGGGCACCAGAACGACCGGCTATCGCTTACGCTCGATGACCGTGACTTCGCCATCGCCCAGCCGCCGACCGACTCCGAGCTCTCCCTGATGCTCGGCTATCGCGAGACCGGACTGGTATTCATGGGCACCTACTCGGTTGACGAGGTCGCGGTCACGGGGCCGCCCTACAAGATGGGCATCTCGGCAACGGCCGCGAAGCAGAAGTCGGCGCAGAAGCAGCACCGCACGCGCAAGTACGAAAAGAAGACGATCGGCGCGATTATGGGCGAGATCGCCGAACGCTACGGTCTTTCTCCCGTGGTCAGCGGTGAGCTTGCCTCGTTCCAGTATCCCTATTTGCATCAGCTCGAAGAGTCTGACTGGCACCTCGGCACGCGGCTCTCGTTCGATCACGACGCGCTGTTCTCGATCAAGAACAATCGCCTCTTCTTCGTGAAGCGCGGCGACTCGACGTCTGCCGGCGGAGCCGCGATGCCGCAGCTCACGCTCAAGCTCACCGACCTCATCCGCTACCAAGCAGCCTTGGGCGATCGGGCGAACCACAAAGGCGCGAACGCCGGCTGGTACGATCGCAAGAAGGGCAAGTCGGTCAAGGAAAGAAGCGACGTCCAGGGAGGCGGCAAAGGCGAGTTCATGGTGCGCCACCTGCGCCCGACGCAGGAGGAAGCGAAGGCTTCCGCCAACTCGAAGGCAGGCCACCTCAATCGCGCGGTCAAGACGTGTGAGGTCGAGATCGAGGGCGATCCCACCGCGCAAGCGGAAGGAACGATGCTGATCCAGACCGGGCGCTCGCTGCTCGACGACAACTGGCTCATCCAGACCGTGCGCCACCACCTCAGTCCCGAGGGCTATCGCTGCACGATTGCCGGCCAGATCAAGCCCAGCGCCGCCGCCGCCAGGAACTCCTAGCAACTACACAAAATCCGAGGTTTCATGCCGCAGTCCTATGACGAACTGCGACCGGAGTATCATGAGCTCTGGTCGCGGATGGAGATCAACGCGAGCGCTGCGGCCTCGGTTGACGCAGACGCGCGCCGGATCGTCTCCAACCGCGCGATCTACATGCAGGTCACCGCGATTGGCGGCGTCCCTTACCCGGTCGTCGGCGTGCTCCACACCCGCGAAGCCAGCGGCAACTTCCACTGCCACTTGCACAACGGCGATCCGCTCTCCGCGCGCACCGTCCATGTCCCGAAAGGACGCCCGCTCGCCGGCAATCCTCCATTCACGTGGATGGAGAGCGCGGCAGATGCGCTCGCACTCGACCACCTGACCGAACAGAAGGACTGGTCGATCGAGCACGCGGCTTTCATGATCGAGCTCTACAACGGGTTCGGCTATCGCGCGCACGGCATCCACTCGCCCTATCTCTGGTCGGGCTCGAACGAATACTCCGTCGGCAAGTACGTCGCGGACGGAAAGTTCAGCTCCACCGAAGTCGATCGCCAGATCGGCTGCATGCCCATCCTCAAGCGAATCATGGAGCTCGATAGCTCCGTGACGTTCGGCTCGGCGCCCGTCGTCGTGCCATCGGTCCGGCTGCTCGCATTGCCGGCCGGTCCTCCCCCGTCGAGGCAGCCCGCTCCTCATCCCGACCTCACGCCGCATCCCGGTTCATGGGGTGTGCTGTGGAGCGCGCTTACTCACCTCACAGAAATCCCCCCTCACCTGGAGAAAATCTGACCATGGAACTCGTTGTCGTATTCGCCGCCGGCGTCATCACTGGCGCCGCCGTCGCCTACTTCTTCGCCGGCAAAATTATCGGTGACGCGAAGGCCGAAATCGCTGCGCTCGAGACGCGAATCAAAGCAACGGTCGCGGCTGCTGAAGCGAAAGTGAAGGCCAAGCTCGGCAAGAAATAACCGAGCACCCGGCAGTCATCCCTACCACTGAGAAAGGATTCACATGGAACTCATCCTCCTGGGCATCGTCCTCGCCGCGTTCTTTGGCGGCTGCACGTTCTGGCACTTCGCGCACGCCACCGTGAAGGCGAAGCTCGCCGCGTCCGAAGCGACGGTCGCCGCCATCAACAGCACCGTTGCCAGCTCGATCGCGACTCTTACCAACGCCGCGACACAGGCCCCGGCCGCACCTGCCGCCTCGGCTGCTGTTGCTCCGGCCGCTCCGGTTGCTGACCCAAGTCAGCCGGCCGCTCCGGCCGCGAAGACCGCGTGACGCATGGACTTCCTCTCCTTCATCCCGGCGATCCTGAACACGATCTCAACGGTCGTGACGAGGCTCGTCCCTGATGCTGGGCAGGCGGCGCAACTGCAATTCGAGTTGCAGAAGGCGCTGCTCGACAGCCAGGACGCCATGAACAAGTCGATCGCCGACGCCATGCAGGCGCAGACGGCGGTCAACGCGAAGGAAGCCGAAAGCCCGAGCATCTTCGTCTCGGGCTGGCGGCCCTTCATCGGCTGGGTGTGCGGGATCGGCGTCGCTTACGCCTTCCTGTTCAATCCGTTCCTGACCTGGGTTGCCTCGATGGCCGGCGTGGTCTCTCCGCCGACACTCGACACAACCCAGATGACCGGCCTGCTGATGGGGCTCCTCGGCCTCGGCACGCTGCGCACGGTCGAAAAGGTCCAGGGCGTAGCCAACGTAACCATCACGCCTCCCTCCGCTCACGTCTCTAAAGGGAAGTAGCAATGTCCGACGCCGGCCTCGACGATCCGCAAGTCAAAATGCTCGTCCTACTCAGTCGGATCGACGAGCGGCAGGAGACGTTCGCCCGCGAGCAGCTCACCATCAAGGAGCAGCTCGCAAGCTTCGTGTCTGAAAGCGACCTGGCGCGGGTGATCAGCCCGCTCCAGGACCGCATCAAAACGCTGGAAAGCACGCAAGCTTGGCTTATGCGCTCCGTCGTCGGCGCCTCGATCGCTGCTGTCACGGGCATCTATGCCTGGGGGAAGCAAAAACTCGGGAATTGAAATGACCAAGCTCGAACGCCGCATCAGTCGGGCGGTGCTGGTCCTTTGCGCGATCGTGATCGTGCAATGGACCATCTCCGTTCTCGCCGCGAACTGATTTCTACCCTCCGCTCCCCTTCACAATCCAGGAGTCCAAATGATCCGGCCTCAAGCCGCGATCGTCTGCCTTGCTTTGCTTGTGCTGGCGAACGCCTCAGCCTTTGCGAACCGGCCTCATCGACATCGACACGGCCAGCTTCATCACCATCGGTATTACCACCGCGTCATCCGGGAATTGCCGGCGAAGCAATCGGCACGGTCGTTCCTGCCAACTTTCTTCGCTTCCTCCGGCAACGCAAATCCCGCTGGGGTGTACGACCGCGACACCGGGACCTGGAGCGCTCCGATCCCGGAATCAAACTACTCTCTCGGCGCTCGCATCCAGCGGAGCGCCAGAAACATGGTGGTCCGCGCTGGTCGTGCGGTCGCCCGCTCGACGCGCGACGCGGCCGTGGCAACCACGAATGAGAGCAACGAGCTCGTCCGGACCGCGCGCCGGTACATGGGTGAAACGGCTGGGCAGCTCGGTCTGCCTAGCTCGTTGTGGTGCGCGGACTTCATGAACTTCGTGCTCGGAAAAACAGGACGAGAGGGCACTGGCTCGCGCGCCGCGAGCAGCTTCGCCGATTGGGGCATCCGCCTCAAAGGCCCACAGATCGGCGCAATCGCGGTTGCCTCACGACCTGGTGGCAATCACGTCGGAATCGTGAGCGGCATCACCTCGAACGGCGATCCGATCATCATCTCTGGCAATCACGGCCATCGCGTCGCCGAGGCAGTCTATCCCCGGCGTCGCTTCTTCGCCTTCGTGAAGCCCGCGAACTAAGACCCGAACGTGAGGCTCAACGCAGCCTCACGTTCTTCCCCTACCACAGCACCCAGGAGCAATGATGCCACTCCCGCCGATCAGTAAGGTAGACGCAGGAACGGTGTTCCGCTTCGTTCAGCAAGCATACGAGGAGGGCTTCCATCTCGATGGAAAGCCGAGCGCGGTCGAGGAGGGTGCTCGCCGCTACAATCGCGAGTTCGACCCCGAGCTCGATCGACGAACCTTCCGCTCTCGCTACGAGGCCGCGCTGCGGCTGTATGCGTTCAAACACAAGGCACCGCGCAAGGCCAAGGGCGCTGCGACACAGACCAAGCAGGCCGAGCGTGAGCACGCGGCGGATAAGCTGCGTGCAGTGCTTCGCGCCGGACCGCAGACGATCGCCGAGCTCTCGCTCAAGGCCCGGCTCCCGGTCGGCGACATTCTCGTTGGCGTCGAGGAGCTCCGCACCAAAGGCGTGAACGTCGAGCGGCTCGGGGACCGCTTCACGATCCCGTCTTCTCCTCAGCAAGCTTATATCGGCGGCCCGGTCATCGAACTGGTCAGCCGCAAGGACAACACCTTCTGCTTCGGTGCATTCGGCGATCTCCACGCTGGCTCGAAGTACACCCGCTGGGACGTACGCGAAGACCTCGTCCGTCGTGCCGAGAGCGCCGGCGCTCAGGCCATCTTCGACACCGGCAACTGGATCGACGGGTACGCGCGCTTCAACGCGCACGACCTCGAAGCTCACGGCCTTGAGGAGCAATGCGAGCTGCTCGCCCAGCGCCACCCGCAAACCAAGCTCCCGATCTACGCCGTTGCCGGCGACGACCACGAGGGATGGATCGCGCAACGCGAGGGCGTGAACGTCGGGCGCTATTGCCAGAACACCATGCGCGAGGGCGGTCATAACTGGACCGATCTCGGCTTCATGGAAGCGCACATCGTTCTGCGCAACGCAAACTCCGGAAAGACTGCCAGCATGGCCGTCGTGCATCCCGGTGGCGGCTCTGCCTATGCGCTCTCCTACTCGATCCAAAAGATCATCGAGTCGCTCGAGGGCGGAGAGAAGCCCGCGGTCGGTCTCTACGGCCACTATCACAAGCTCTGGGCCGGCAACATCCGCAACGTCTGGGTCGTGCAGACCGCGTGCCAGCAAGACCAGACGCCGTTCATGCGCAAGAAGCGGCTCGAGGCTCACGTCGGCGGGAGCATCATTACGCTCGAACAGCACCCTGAGAGTGGCGCGATCATCGGCATGACGCCGAGGCTACTGCGCTACTTCAACAAGAGCTTCTATGCTGGGACGGGTCGCTGGTCGCACCACGGTCCGATCATTCAGCCAGAGCGATCGCCGGAGGGGATCCGATGA